TCAGTCAGGTTTGGCCTGCTGCAGAATCAGTGCATCCTCAAGTTCGATCATCGCCAACTCGATGGCCTTCTGGCAGAGATGAAACTGCTCATCTGTCACGTCGGCTTCGCAGGCCTTCTCTAGTTCGTCACACGCTTCGACCACCCGCGAGGCGCTGATGATGCGGGCTGCGCCCTTGATCCTGTGCGCCAGTTCGACGGTCTTCCCGCGATTGTCTTCCAGTGCCAACCTGGCAAGTGACAACCGGTCCTCGTGGTTGCTCTGCAGCAATTGGGCGATCAGGCGTTCGACCATCTCCGGGCGGTTGCCGGTCAGGTTGCTGACGCTGTCGAGGCGGAAAGGCAGCGCGGCTGTGCGCCCCAGAGGAGATATCGTGCCTAGTCGCTCGCTGAGCGTCGACAGGCTGATGGGTTTGAACAGGCAGTCGTCCATGCCCGCAGCCAGGCAACGGTCTATCTCGTCTTGCTGGGCATTGGCTGTAAAGCCCCACAGCGGGCAACGGGGTCGGGCTGACGCGCCTTCCAGGGTGCGGATGGCGGACGCCATGTCATAGCCGCTCATGATCGGCATGTTGCAGTCAGGAACACCACGATAGTGTAACTACTTGATTTTAAAGGGAGTAAAATCCTCCCCAAAACTCCCCCAATATATTCCTAAAACGAATTACGCGACGTCGATCCACTCCGACCCGCGACCATCCTTATACATCTCAGTCATCGCTGCGTTGCGGTGACCTAGGAGCTTCTGAGGATCACGGCCTTCTAACGCATGAAGTCTTGCGGCCAGGGATCGCATTTCATGGAAGCTGGGCGGGCTCGTACCTAAGTCAATGCCTAGAGCAGCAGCACCCTTATCCCTGGCTTCGGCAAAGGCCAGCGTCAGGGTATTCAGCTTTACTGGACTCCCTGCTTTTGCGACGGCGACCGTTCTCGCGTGATGCACCAGGTGCTTTGACAGCACCCTGTCTCTGCACATCTTTATTACGTTCGACAGTTCAAGGTCTATTGCTTCGAGCCTGAGACTGGTGCTGATCCGCAGGCGAGCGCCGGTTTTCGACTGAATGACATGCAGGAAGCCGTCATGCTCATCCTTGAACAGCATCGAGCCGATGTCGTCTCTGCGTTGGCCCGTGAGTAGAGCAAGCTCCATCGCACGCTTCAGCCAAGGTCTGTCAGTCGCAGCGTGAGCTGCTTTCCAGAGTTCGAGACTTAGACGTCCACGCTTCACTTTTGACCTCGCGGCCTTTGTCGCATCGACCGGGTTCAAGTCACACCACCCAGCCGCAATGGCTTCTGTGAATACATCCCTTAGCAGCGACCGCAATGCTTTGGACATTGGCGCTTTACCTGCCTTGGTGAATGTGGCGAGGAACGTCGCGATATCCATTGTCCGAATACTGCGCATGTATTTTTCGCCGAAAGCATTGTTGATGACCTTGAGTCTGCTCTTGATGCTTCTGGTCGTGTGGGCGCTCAAGCCGCGTTCTGTGTAGATCAGGTCGTACTCGCCTAGCCAATCAGCGAAGGTGCGGTCATCCACTGCGACTGGCTCTGCGATCCGTTGCGCCAATGTCGGCTTCAGTACGTCTGCATGATTGGCGGCGACAGCTTCCATAATCGCTGCCGCCTTGTCCTTGCCCAGGCCGAACATGCGGCCGGTGACCGGGTCACGGTAGGTGTAGTAGGTATGCCCGTTACGCTTATCGGTCTTTCGATACAAGTTAGGCGGTAGGTCTTTTGACCCTGCGTTACGCGGCCTTGGAACCATTTCGTGCACTCTCTATTCGGCTGATCAGGCTTCCGCCCGTAATACGGACAATCGGTTTATCGGGCTCGCTGTATTGCGCTTCGGCTTCGACGTAGTAGCTCCGGCCATGCTTTACGGGTGCTGGCGCAATTCGTCCTTCGCGAGCCCACTTGCGCAGCGTGTTCAGGCTGGGCGGCGTCCGGAACTGGTCTGCCGCCCACTCGTCGAGGGTAACTTTGCTCATTATATTGCTCCGGGCCGCGCTGGGCGGCGGAAGGGGTTATAGATAGACAAACTGGCTATTGGGATCGAACGGTTTGCCTTCTGGATCGGGGACCAGCTCAGGTACGTTCTGGCGAATGAACTCGTCGAAACAGACCGGGCAGTAAGTTCTATATCGAGTTGTCAGCTGGCCATGCCCCTTGTAATCACACTTGGGGCATTTGATTGCGCTGGGGTGGGAGAAAGCCATCGTGATTCCGGCACCGCTCATTTCTAGTTTCATGGGCACGTCTCCGNCGGGGCCCCCCCCCCCCCCGCCGATCACCGGCGGGCTCTTTAGGAAAGGGGATATCCGGCAGGGACTGCCGTTCACTGCTATGGTCCACGCACCCAGCAGGAACTGGGGCAGCACCAAGGAGAGGTCATGGAATGCACCACAACCACGGACGAGGTCTACGGACCGCGCAATGCCAGGCTCGGCAGGCGGGCTATCGACGGCAATGTCTGGTCAGGCAAAAAGATGATCTTCAGAATCATCGATGACCGGGTCTACTCAATGCACGAGCAGTACCTGGGCAGGCTCAAGTACGGCATGGCGATTACAGATAGGGGAGAGCTGATCTTTATGGTGCGGTAGGGTTGAGGCTATCGTTGGGCCAGCCGAGCGGCATTCCGTCAGCACGCATCAAGTGAGGCGGGAGGTCTTCGCGCAAACACATTGGCATTGTCCCAGGCACGCCGCAGGCGTGGCATCCGCTCGGCATGCCACGACATATCGAATGCAGCACAGGGAAGCCGCTTCTGCAGCGATCGCTCGCTGAGTCGTACTCGGAGCAAGGGATTATTTCGGGCATGACTTCGTCCTTGCCGCACACGCGGCTGACATAGAGTTAATGGGTGTAGTTTTGATGAGCGGGATGCGGTGCCGGAAGCATTGGGAATGGAGACGATTTAGCCGCTGCTAACTAAATTAAACTTCGTTCATCTTTGACGCGTTAGATCTTTTTAGAAAAGTCACGTACAGTATTCTCGTAGCAGCTTATATGCTACGCATAATATTAATCATAGGCTCTTACACGTTCTAGCTACTAGAAATTCTGAGGAGATACCATGACTAGCATTACTAAAAAATCTGTTCTGAAAGGGTTTGTTGTGACAACTGTCGCAGTGGTTGGACTGCAAGGCATGGCATTTGCGGCGGCGTCCAAGCCATTAGCTCCTGTGGCCGATGGAAAATACGCGCTTTCGCAGGACGCAGGCAAGAATATCTCCAAGGACTCAAACGCAGCGCCCATGCAGGTAGCAGCAGGTAAGGCGATTTCAGCCAATCCGCGTAATGCGCCGGATCCTGAGGATCCTTGCTATGTTTACCCATACATCTGCGGCTGAAGCTATCGCAACTAAAACTGCTGCCGCAAAATAAGATTTGCGGTAGCAGTTTAGTTTGGCGAGCATTCGCCATAAGAGATTGATCATGTAATGGCTCCGCATAGGCGTCAGTCTTTCGAGGCGCGCCGTGAATTGCGTGATGGGTAGCCTGGGGTCAGGCGGTGGCAGGCAGGGCGGGCGCATGCTCGGCGCCGTTGGCCAAGCCTGCATGCAAGTCGACCTTGGTGCCGGCCAGCATCCCGGCTATCTGGGCGTTGAGGTCGAGCTCTGCCTCTCTGACCTTCCTGGCTTTGCCGATCTGCTTTTCTGCGAGGTAGCTATCGATCAACGCTTGGTGCTGGGCCTCTACTGCTACCAGCCCCTGTCCTGCGCTTTGGTGTTCTGGCGTTGTCGGGTCTTCACCACGCGGCACAAGCTCTTGCAACTTGCTCTCAACTGCGAACACCCAGGCTATGGCGAAGTGATCGCCGGCAGTGGAGGCGGAATAGTTGCTCCGGAACTTGCCGGCACGAACCCCGGAAACGTAAGCGTTCCGAGCCTGCGTCAGCTTCGCAAGAAGAGTTTCGTAGGCGTAGAGAGCGATGTGTTGTGCAGGGCTCACTCCCACAAACTTGGCACGCTCGACGCGGTTCTTTTTGGTCTCGCACCAATGGGTGAAACGCAGGGCCTTGACGTTAAAAACCTTGGCCACAACTGCGCTCAGCTGTTGATCCCATAACGGGCGGCGCGCAGCTCGCGACATGGACGACTTAGCCTCACCGACGTCGCTCACCTTTACGTCAGTCTCGCTCAAGTGATACTCACGCATCAGCGCCTGTGCCTGGCGCATCGCCGTGGCGGCTTCGTTTTCATTCGAGCTTTGCGAAAGCGCCAGGCAATGCTTGATCTTGCGGATAGCCCGCTCGAGCTTTTTCGGATCGATCTGTTTTTCGGACATGGTTCATCCTCGCCGGGGTGGCGTGAGTCGTTGAAGTGGGGTATTGGTGTACTGCCCGACATGGAGTCGGAAGGAGTGTTACGTGACTGGAATATCCTCGCTGAAGGAATATCACCAAGCCTACAAGCTGGCCCTTGACGTCCATCACAAATGGGATGCTGAAGATGAGCGCCAGTTACTCAAACGTTTAGAGGCTTTGCTTTTGCTGGTAGAGCCTCTTTACGCTATGTCTGGCGATACTTGGCACAGAAAACAGAATCTGCGTCGCCATTTGGACGTGATGAAATTTAACTTAGGGGCCGGAGAAAAGGATGCCAGCAGGACAGATATTGATGATCTGATTTACGCCGACCTCCCTGCCTTGGCTGATCAGCTTTTCCGAATCGCGGAAGGTAATTGATCAGGCCCCCGGTACCGAATCTCGAAACAGATCCATCTGCGCAGCGCCATTCAGCCAGGCACAGTCGATACGTGCGCGGACCAGTGCCGCGTCGTTCGGGTTAAGCTCGCAATTGATCGACCGAGGACCTGCCTGCATCGAAACTAGCGACCCGGTACCGGCACCTCCCAGTGGGTCCAGCACCACTTCGCCGCGTACAGCCTGAAAAGCCATGTCACGTTTGGCTGCATACCCACTAGGTGCATAGCCCCGGCGATGGATGCGTATGTTGCCCATGTTTACCCACATCGTACCAACAGCGTGGAGTACTCGGCCGCCGTACCCGTAAGACAAGGCCAAGAATCGATCCATCACTTGCAGAAGCCTTCAGGTAGTAGAAGCTTGTTGATTGGATTTAAAAAGACAATCCATGACAGGGGACGCGCTGAGATTTCTCTTAAAATAGCTGGTAGTCTTCGCATCTAGGAAGCGGGCAGAAGACGCTCTGCTGCTGAAAACCGCATCTTAGGTGCTGTTGAATTGAAGGGGTGTTGTTTAACCTCTAGATTAAGTAAAGATTAGCTGTTTGGTAAGTCAGAAAATAGGGGGTTGCGTTGATAAAGCAGTCAGTTACCGTAGGTGATCATTTAGTCGTTGCTTCTGGATCTGTAGTCATACCAACAGACCAGAGTTTAATGTCGCTGCGCGTTCAAGATTTGACGTTTAACTTCGTTTTTCGGGATGATGACGGTGCGCCTAGAATGCAATTGGATGGTGGGGGTAAAGTACTTAATCTCTATTTGATTAACTACACGTCTGCTACTGGGCGCGGTAGGTCTCGAGATTTTATGCGGGTTGGGACAATCGGAGGCTCAGCACTTGGGCTGGTATTCATTGTTCGGACTAATAAGAATAAAAGCCGAATCTGCGAGTATACATTAGTTAAAATGAGTGCCGTTGAAAAGGATGTCGAAAATGGTGATGAGTGATGACGATGGCGAGCTGACTACGCCTGAAAATAAGATAGACGTCCCTGTGCTGACGAGGCGACAAAGTCGCTCTAGTTTTTTTTCTTTTAATGCGAACCCATTTTCTCACCTAATAGGAAAAGGTGATCAGGCAAAGGATTCAGTTGTTTGGTATCTCATTACTCGGATGGTGAGGCTTTCAGCGCTTGTTGTAGTTGTATTGTTTGGTGTTGATATATTTTATAATAAAGGTACTAACTGTCTTTCTATTCTTAAGGAGACTTGGAGTGTTTTTGCTCCAATCATAACTTTGTCCATGGGATATTTGTTTGGTAAGAAAGAGCGTGGAAAGTCTGATGATGAATAGACTTTTTATCAAGTAGGTTTAGCAGTGCTGCAAAAGTTCTTGTCGCTGGCTCAGCCTGTCCAGACGGCGCTGAAAAAAGCTTCATTCTAAGCTTTCTTGATTATGTAAAGTTTCTATTGGGAGCTAGATTTTTCAAATCATCGAAACACAGCGCCACAACAGGGTGGTTAATGTTGTGGCGCATACCCTGTTTGCTTAGGCCGAGAAGCAACCCAGCGCCAGTTGCGCCGCGTCACCTATCCGCGCTTCCTGCACCGACTTGGACTCTTGCGCGATCTCTTCGCGCTGCACGTTCTCGCCTACCCAACGCAGTTTAATCACCGGCTGTGCGCCGCTGGTGATGACCGAGATTCGCAGGATGATCTCGCGCAGTTGCAGGCTTTCAAACGGGATAGCCGAGAAGATCAGTGACGTGGGCAAGGTTTCCTTGCTGGTCGCCTTGATGGCATTCATTGCGCTGCGGCTGGTGTTAGGCAGAGTGCTTCAGCTGGTTAGTGAGCTGGGTGGGAAGGTTGCGCAGCGTCAGCGTGCCGCCGGCCTCGTCGAACTGGATTTTGTCGCCCAGCAGATGTGCTTCGAAGCTGATCGACATACCCTCGGCCCGGCCAGTGAAGCGCCTGAATTTGTTGAGAGTCTTCTTGTCCGGCGGCAGGGATTCAGAAAGTCCGTAGTCCTTCGCCTTGATGAAGTCGTAGAAGTTCGTCGGCCGGTCTTCGTCGATCAGGCCCGACAATTCGTCGAGGGTAATGGGCTCGCCCAGTTTGGCTTGGGCCAAAGAGTAGCTGAGCAAGGTGCTGGTCTTCTCGCGAGCGGCCTCGTCGGCCATGTCCTCGCTCTCGACAAAGTCGCTGAACGCTTTCAGCAACGTGCGCGTTTCGCCCGGGCCGTCGATGCCTTCTTGGCAGCCAATGAAGTCGCGGAAGTAATCATTGATCCGGCGGCCCTGCTTACCCTTGAGGTAGGAGATGTACTGCTTCGACTGAGGGTTGTTTTGCCACTCGCTCACGTTGATGCGTGCGGCCAAGCGGATGTGGTCAAGGTCGAGGTAGTTCACCGTCATCAGTGCCAGCTCTTCGGTCATGGTCACCGCTTCGGTTTCCTGCACCAGAGCGATAACCAGGTAGTCGGTCATGCCTTGCTGGTAGTGGCAGAAAAGGGCGTGCCCGCCGGTGGTTAGGTTCGACTCTTCCATCAGCTTGGTCAGGTGCTCGACGGCGCTGGCGCTGAATTCCAGGAAGTCGATATCGCCGGCCAGGTACTTGCCGAGCCAGCCGCTAAACGGGAAAGCGCCTGACTGTGGGTGGAAGAACCCCCATCCCTTGCCGGTGGTTGCATTGTAGCTTTCGTTAAGCTGACTCATCAGGTCATCGCGGGCCTGGCTCTCGACCTGCTCGGCAGCGCCCAGGAACAGAACGGCCGGGCTGCCGTCAGGCTTCTTGTCGATTTTGTGAATGACGCTATGACGTACAGGCATTTCGTTTACCTCGGGTAGGCGCCGCCCTCCGTGTCCGGTGGTGGCAAATTGGTTGGAGATGGGGTATTACGGGTGACCGGCATGGAGCCGAATAAGGAGATGTATCTTATGGCCAAAGCTAAAAGTTCTCAGAAACCGTTTGTCATCGCGGCAGTGGTTGGATTTTTTATATTTATTGTGCTCGGCATGTACCTTCTCCAATCCGAAAAATTTACAGGTACAGAGTTCACCGCTTTCATTATTGCATTTGCATTACTGAGTACCATGATAGCTTTTGCGCCGCAAGTGCAGGAAATATCGGTGGCGGGGAGCGTTTTGAAGTTGCGGGAAGTAAAAGCTGAAGCTGAAGAAGTTATCAGTAGTTTAGAAGAGGCTAGGTCCGAGCTTCTAGGTATGATGCTCACTATGCTTATCAAGCCCGCGGGCGGATTTCACGATGGGCAGGCTGTAGACCCACGACTTGAGCCTTTTTGGCAATGCGTATCGATGATGAAGCGCTATAAATGTCTTGACAAACACAAGCCTCAGTTGATTAAAGCCTTGTCAGTACTTTTAATACAACAAATAAAACGGGTTTTTGCTCACGGTCAGGTTGAAAATAGTCTTATGCCCTCTGGCTTTATCAAACCTCACGATTTATCTATTTTTGTCGTGCGTTATAGCTCGCTTGATACTATGGCCGTGGACGGTGTTGTTATTAACTATTCCGAAGAGGTCGAAGCTGGAATAGCTGCTTATGAGAAGCTATATAACATGAATCTAGAACTTGTTTGATATGCAATGCTATGCCTAGGTTAGTTTGTGCATTCTCCCTGCTTCGTTGCGCTTTCGAGCGCAGAGTTACTTTTGAGTTTTTTATGGTTGAAGACTTTCCCGCTGGGCGGAATTTCGAGTTGAAGAAGGCCGGGGGCGGTTATTGGCGCGGGATTGAAAGCGCTTCATGCCGAGCGGTTACTGCTGGGATAGTTGATGCCATACTTGTTGACGATTCGCCTGATGGTGGTTCGATTGATGCCGGTATGCTTCTCGGCCTGGAAGTGGCTGACACCCAGATCGCGCATCGCCTTGATGCGCTCGAGTAGCTTCAGGTCTTCATCTTCCTCGACATATTTCCGATGATCCGCGCCGTTGTAACGTGGCTGCCTGGGCGCCGGCTCTTTGCGAGGTGGGCGGGGAGCAACCCTGCACGAGCCAAAGTCGCGCACCGTGCCCCCGCGGCGCCGGAATTCTCTGACCGCGGCGGCCAGTTCGGATGATTTGGCGCTGTTGCTCTGGATGGCGCTCAGTTCGGTCGTCATCATGCTGCCACCTGCGTGATGGTTACTCCGTCCATTTGGAAGTCAGCGCCTTGAATGTGGACCAGGTCGTCCAGCGCGCCCCAGTTCACTGTGAGGACCGATATCGGTGCCCGACCTTCGTAGACGGCTTTCACCAGCGCATGAAGGTCGATGACTTTCGCTTCAAGCTTTGTCGGCTTGGGCGGCACCTTCGCGGATGGAGCGACGGCCGACATTCTCGGAGCTGGTTGTTCTACCGATTTGGGCGCAACAGCGGCCTGCGAGGCGGGCGCGCTGGCTTTCGCTTTTTCAGCCTCAGCGACTCGCTCTGCTTCGACCGCAGCCGCAAGCTTCGCTGATTCTTCAGCACGAATACGCTCACGCTGCGCCAGCTCTTTCGCTTCTTCAGCCTGCTTGTGCTCGTTTATCCGCACCTTGATGAGGGCCACCAGGTCGTCATTGTTCTTGAGCACGATCTGCTGAGCATCGTTGAACAGAAACGGATGATCCACGGCGAGGGAGCGCAAGCTTTCCAGGTTGGCGCGGATACCGTCGCCGATCTGGCTGGCCTCGATCTTGGCTCTGGCCAGTTCAGAGTCGGCGGCGTCACGCAGACTGGCGATATTTTTTTTGCCTTTGATCGCGCCGGCGAAGTCCGCGGGGATCTCCGGCAGCCGCACCTTGCCGCCGAACGAGGTGTTGATCTTGTCCAGGTGATCACGCAGCGCCGCTTTCGCTTTCAGAACGATCTCTTCGCGAATGGCCACCTTGCGTGCTTTCACCAGCTTGTCCAGCTCCAGGCGTTTGCGACGGGCCTGTTCCGATATCTCGTCGATCGTGCGGAAGAGGGCGTCGATGGTTTCCGTCTGGCTCAGCGCATGCTGTTTGGCTGCTTCGAGGCGCTCCTCGACCTCGCCGCACCACTTCACTGTTTTCTCTGCGTCAGCGAAGTGCTGGTCGGTCTGCAGGTCAGTGTTGATCGCCGAAAACACGGCCAGCGAATGGGCCTTGAACTGCTCCAGGTTGCTCGCAGTGACCATGCCTGTTACTTCGATGCGAAGGGCTGGGAGCGCGTCCGGGGTCTTCCCGACTGCCTCCACCACGGCCTCGGCTGGCTCATACGCTTCAAGGTCAATTCCGAACTGCTTCCAGCCGGCGACCAGTTTCGCGGCACGCCCTGGCACGGGGAAGTACTCCATCGAGACGAAGTTATCTTCGGTGCCGTCCGAGCAAACGAAAATCACTTTCTCGGCACCGGACACCAGCAGTTGCTGCTCCAACTGCCAGTAGTAGTGCGCATCCAGATCACCCGCACGCACGACGGCGGCAAGTTGCTCGTTCCACATTTTGTGTTCGAAGACGATCTCTCCCATCATTGTGCAACCGTCGAGGGAGGCCAGCAGGTCGCCTTCGGTGCCCACAACCGGGAACAGGTCTTCGCCGATTCGACCTTCAAGAATCGGGCGGGCCAGTGCTTCGGCTTCGTGACCTTTGTCGAACAGGTACTTTTGGACCCACCACGAGATGTCCCGGTCCAAACCGGTCTTCTTGGCATGAAGCAGTTCGGTGCGTTTCATCTGCTTGGATGCGCCCATCATCACCGGAGCTTCTGAGGCGGTGCGATAGTTGGCGCGGAGTGCATGCCATTCGGCGCTGCCCTGGGTGACTTTATGCGTTTTCATGCGGTTTCTCCGGCAATAGGGGCCATCTTGTTGATCCGGGCGATCTGTTCGGCGCTGAGGGTGTATTTCGATTCAAGGAAGGCAATCAGGCTTTCGGTGTCGGTCTTGCCGGTGTCGATGCCCTCCTGCCATTTGGGAAACATCGTTTCGAACTTGTCTTTTTCGTAGGCGGGAAGCTCGGACCCTTGCTGCTCCGGCTGTGGGGAAACATCGCGGAACCGCGGGGCGCTTTCCTCCAGCTCATCTGGGCTGTAAACGCCCAGAATTACGTCCGGGCAGTAGAGGCGGGACCAGCGTTTGGTTGCCAGGTATGCGAGCTGCTGCCGAGGGTCATCGGCCCAGAGCGTGCTGTTGCGAGTACGCGCCTGAGCCAGTAGCAGCTCCAGCACCCTCGGTTCGTCTTCGCCGCGAAACGTTGCCCAGACCTTCACGCCCAAGCCTTCCTCGTCGGCAAGCTTCCAGCCGGGAGTGCGGTACTCGCCCTTGTCCCCTTTTTTGATCTCAAACTTGCCGATGACCTTTTCCCAGTTGCCGTACCACTCGTAGTGCAAGCGATCCACGACAGGTGCGCAGGTCGTGATCACGGCGTTGACCAGCTGCGCCTCGTAACCCAGCACGCCATTCACAAGATGAGTTTTCTGTGCCACGGCGAACGGGTTCATCCTCCACTGCATGGCCTGCATGACGACGGCCAGACAATCGGCGGAGTTGCCGTTGAAGTGCTTCGGCAGCGTTGCGCGCCCGGTGGCCATGACGTCAGCCAGACGCATCATCTTGTCCAGGCTATCGCCGTCGAGGACAAGGGCGCTGGTAGAGGTGGCGGCATGCGGAAGCACATGCAAATTTTGATCGTGCGACACGGGCGCAACGTTTCTTGCGGACATAGGAAATCCTCGCGCTCCATGCGGGCGCTGCGATTTGATAAAAATGGGCTTACTGAGTGATGTGCGCGGCGTAGGCGCTGGCGAGCATCCAAGCGGTTGCGAGTGCCAGCACGATGAATGAGCCTCGCCAGGTGTAGATACGCAGCTGGCGCTGCTTTCGGGTCATGACCGGGTGCCCACGGGCCGACGCTTCAGCCAGTCCGCTTTGATCGGGTAGGGCAGGTCAACGACTCGCATGCCGACGGGGTAGGTGATTGTTCCGCGAACCTGGGCGCGGGTTTTCACCTCGTCAAGTTGCTCATCGATGAGGGATTTAACGATTGGCTGGCTCATGCCGCCTCCTTGCGCTTTTGGCAGTGCCTCAGCAGGCGACTGCAGTAGTGTGAAAACTCTTCAAGGGTGATGAGCTCGTCGGTCATCATCTTCGTGATCATCTGCTGAACCAGAACAACCTCGCCGCGTGTGCTGGAGGGGTGCTTGAGGCTTTCGAGCGCCTCGTCAATCAGGATGTGGGGGCTCACAGTTCTCCATCCTCGCGCTGGGCGATCACGCCGTCTGCCGCCAAGGGCCGAAGTAGGCCCTCTGCAATTTCAAACAGCTTGCCGCGCGGGTGCTGGGTGCCGATCAGGTAGCCCGCCAGAGAGCCACTGGCCCTGCCGAAGAAGTTGCCCAGCACCAACTGTGCAAACAGGTCTTCCCGGTCTTCACCGTCGATCTGGCGCTGGTTTAGGTGGTCTTGCAGGGCGGTCAGGTATTCCGCATGAGTCACCGACCGCTCAGGTTGTCCGCGACGCTTGAATTTGATATCAGCGCCGTGGACCACCAGAAGATCGGCACTCGACTCAGCCCACGTTCGCTGGGCGGGCGTGAGCGGTGTTTCTGGCGCGCCCTTCAGAGGCAACACCTTTGCTGCTGCGTTCATGTTTGCCTCCGAGGCGCATGGCATTGGCGAACCCCTTCGACTGAACACTCAAGAACGGATAGAGGCCATACAGGCACCGGAGAGGGTTCAGTCGGAGAGGTTCGGAGTTTGGGAGGGGGGGCAGATGGCCGGGCGCGAATCCGGCGAGAGCGGAGCCTATGGGCACGACCGCTCGGAGGAGCAACCAGCCAAAGCTGGCGCCTATTAACCGCGTTTCTCCAGGGCCGCCGAAGCTTTCAACCCAGCTTTCAACGCCGCATCTGCTTTGCTGGTTACGTCTCCAGCGCGGACTTGCACCGCCGTGTTGATTCCCAAGGGTTGACGCAGGGGGCCGCTTTCGCGGTGTGTACTCATCCGCATCGGGGTGTGATCTACGCGAGGTCGTCACCTCTGGCTTTGCCTGCCGCCGCGCTATGTCGACGGTGCTCAGTGGCTCGCCTGATTACGAGTCAGGTGCCTTGCTCCGCTGCAGATCACACTCCGATGCAGCCTGGCGCTATGACAGGGATCGGGCAGTTTTCGTCAGGCTGACGCTGGCGCTGGTTGTTCAATAGGGCTTTTCGACTTTGCCCTGGTCTTGCAGGCTTTTGATGTGGAATAGGTTGTTCAGCATTGCGTCCATCTGGCTCGCCAACTGATTGCGCAATCCATCCTTAAGCGCCCCTGTCACGGTGTTGACGCTTGTCTGCATCTGCTTGGTGAAGTCCTCTGCGCAGATCTTCGTCATCAACCACTGAGCCCTGGTGACCGAGTTGTAATCGCTAGTCGCTGGCTTGCCATCACCAGGATTTACCTTCCCGTTCCAGTAGGCAGTTACCGTCTTTTCCAGCTCCTTGCGCAGCGTGGTGGAAGGGCCTTCTTGATCGCCCCACTGATTCACGCGGCGATACTCTCTTTCAAAGGAACCGTTTATGGTTTCGTCGATAGCCTTCTGGATTTGCGCGGTCACTCGCTCGTCAAATATCTTGTCGATCCGTTTTTTCACTTCATTCGCGACCATTCCCGAAAGATCGTCATCCTCACGGAGGAGCTGATCTGCGACCTGGGCCACAATTGCGGTTTTCAGTGCGTCTTCGTTGATGTTGAGCATTTCAGTCCCTCGGTTGATTTCCCGTCTGGCCCTGTCGCCAAGGCCAGCCAGTGAAATCTGGTGTTGCACCGCGACCCGCTACTGGCGTCGGTCTCGGCTCAAAGCATTTGCTCGATCTTCTCTTCAACTCGAAGGTCAACCAGATCGGCAATCTTGAAAACCTCATCGCTGGAGTAGTGCGGGTTGCACTCAGAGCAATGCCCGGTCACTTCGATCTCAGCTACAAGCTGCATCAGCGACTGGTCACGCAGGCAGGCTGGGCACTGCACCGCCTCTACCGCCCTTGTCTTAACCAGGCCAATGCAGCACTTCGCCGCGTCTTCCTTTTCGTCATGGAAGTCACCGCATACATCGCAGCTCCAGCCTTCATCAATCGCCGGCCGACAGCAGTGCTCGGCGTCGTGATGGTTCTCGTGGACTTCGTAACATGCCCCGCATTGATAAGCCTTTGTCGGCATATCGGTGCCCTCCGTTGTTTTCCCGGATGCCACTCATGGAATGGCATCTAGTGAAATCTGGTGTTTCTGTCTCGCTACGCATATCTGGGTCATTCTCACAGTTCTGGCATTTGCCATCGATCAACCGTCAAGGGTGGTCCCTTGCGTTGGCAGGCTTTATTCATTCACCTGTCTGATCGCCGGTCTCCAGTAGAGGCGTAGAGGCCAATAGTTAGTTTTTGAAAGAGCCTTTGCATCGGCCCTACCTGTCCTTGCCGGACAGGCGGCCCCGCTGTTATTTCCGCAGCGGGATCGTGTTCTGAATTTTTAAAGAGCGATTCGAACCGCTGGGCCTGTTGAGGGGCTGTTTCGCGTCTCGATGAGTAAAATATGCACTAGTGCAATTTATCTGTCAATGCACTGGTGCATAATTTCGTGCGCCCACAATGTGCCTACTCAGTGGCGGGCCAGGTCATATTAGAAAGGGCAGGTCGCGAGAAGGGAATTAGGTCATTTCGGGTGGATCAGGCATGACGTCAGCACTATCCGATATCCCGACTACACTCGGCGGACCGTAGGCCTCAGGAATTCTCCTAGCTTGCAACCAGGATGGACCGAATGAATTCCCCAATGGACCTGAGTCCTTGCATAGAGGCAGCGTTTTTGCCAAACAAGTGCGTGTGCATGATCGCGCCAGACGCCTTAATGATGATTCAGGTATTCGATACGAACACCGAGGTGAAGGCGTACACCGTCGCAGGCATCGATACTGCGGCACTGGTGACGATCCGGGACATCGTCGGACTCGTGCTTGAGGTGAAAGGGGAGATGAGGCTGAGGATGCTTGCGTCTGATCGGCAGCAGAGGGCGTGCAAGGGGTAAAGCGAAAAAGCCCGGCGCTAGGCCGGGCTCTTGTTACTTACAGGTCCCACCTTTGTGGTGAGAGCCAGTACCGCCAGCTGGATGCGTGCCCTTTGGGCATGCCGAAGCGGAGACTGAAACAACTGAAAGTAGTCCGATGAGACCAGCTATAGCTATTTTTTTCATAGAGCCTCCTTGCACTGCGAGATGCAGTACAAGGCTATCGGCGTGAGCAAAGCCTTCTTGAAGAAAGCCCGGCGCTGGGCTGTACTTTATCGGTGTGCTTACCCACGACTTGCTCTCATAATCACGCGGTAAAGGCCTGCTCCCGTAGTAACCAAGGTGATCCATGCGAGCGCAGCAAGATAAACCGATAACAAAAGGATGCCGTCTTTTCCAGAGCTCCAAGGAAGCAGGAGCGTAAGTGAAGACGCCATTAAAAACAAATGCAGTCCGGTGCATACGAAGGTATCAAATATAAGTTTTTGATAACCTCCAGTAGCTCTAAGATTTGCGACCAGCGTACGATCCATGACTGACGCCATAAGCGCAACTGCTGCGATCAAGAAGCCGAGTATGGTTGCTGAGCATCCGGCCAGAGCTGAGCCGATAGCAGAAATCTCTCCTGGCTGAAATGCAAACCTGTAGCTTTCAAATCCGTACGCAATTGATCCAGCGCCGAGTAATTTAGATAATCCTGGAAGTAGTCCCGAAATATTCATTTATAGACACCTCCTGATCAGTTTTTGCTTTGTCAGCTAGCTGATACATTACTTCTGAAGAAGGGAATGTAGAATTGGTGGATATGCTTTGTTTGGAGTATAGCCTGTTTGCTATCAAATCTACAGGGTATATTCTGCCATTTTCATCCAACTCAAGATTGGCTTTTGTCGCTCCTAGTGACAACAAAGAGCCAATTGAACTTTGAAGTGCGCTGGATAGTCTTCCAGCACTGGTATCTATCTTTTTATCAATTGAAAATATCACCTCGATACTGTCTGCTCCAGAATTTTCAAGAAGCTCGAGGGTTCGCGCGCTGGTACTGTTCTGCGGATAAAGCATAGGATTAGTCGGCTTAGGAATTCTTATCGCGAACCTTTTGATGTCCATCTTTCCAAGCAGCAGATTTTCCGCTTGATCCGGTTGTATAACGGGGTGGGCAAAAAATGGCACGCCAGCCGATACGGTGAGAAGCTGAGCGAGGTGGCTGGCGGAGTTGCCATCGTCATTTCTGTGGAAGACCAGAAGCGAATTATCGGCATGGTATACGAAGAAATTTCGTTCAATCACTCCCTCATCTGGATCTAGTTCAAGTTGCTTGCTTTTTCGCCCGAGAGCACCGACCTCCGGAAGTTCTGACTGCCTAATCCTGCGGATTTCGCCTGCGTAAGACTTTGCAGAGGACCACTTCCGCAAGTCATAAAGCTCTTTAGTGCTTCCATATGACGTAAAACTGGAAGTTCGATCTCCAGTTATGATTTCATCAAATGCCTCTGTTACCGACATGGAAAAAAGATCGCTGTCCTCCGATATTATTGAATAGAACTCAAACGTATAAGTCCTTAGTCTCTCTCTTCTCACCAAAACCTCCCTGGTAATCCGTAATCAGATTTATAAATCTATTATCTTCTAAATACCTGTAGATCGTTTAACTTGTAGATGGTGAAGTTGGGTCATTCTCGCACCCTCACAATCTGGCCAGCCTTCACATCTCCGCCTAAACAGCCAGCGTCACAAATCCCCACCGCGCCAGATGACCTGGCCAAGGATATGGTGCTCGTGAATCTCACTGTCAGGCAGAGTTTCATCGCCGTAGGTGATTTTGTCTGGGTTATCGCTTCGAATGATCCATCCATCGAAGTCTGACTTGACAAGACGTTTCACTATCGTGCCTCGCTCCTGGCTTTTCAGTACAAATACACGACCATCGACTGGCTCTATTTTTGATTCGTCGATGAGAAGGACATCATGGTCGCTGATTGTTGGCCACATACTGTCGCCTTTTGCATAAATGACAGTTAGGTTCTCCGGCTTTGCCCGTTTCGCCTTGAGCCATTCGGACTTGAAAGCTAGAACTCCCCGTATTTCTACGTGTGAGTTTTCCTCTCCAGCCCCCGCACTGGCTAGGGCCGTGAGCTGGCTGATGCCTACGTAGTCATCAGAATGTTTCAGATCGAACGGAATTGATCTAGCGACAAGCGGCTCGGGGTCTTGCGTGAACTCATCAAGCCTCGACTGCATAATCCGAGCCCTACTGAAGTAGTCATCTGGAATAGGGTAATGCCCTCTCATCTGATCAGAAGAGAGCTCAAAATACTTAGCTAAAGGGTGGACCTGCGCGTCTGATGGCGACTTGATCCCCTTTGGTCCCTGGGGCTTTAAAATCCGCGAAATAGTCGACTGCTGAAGCCCGGTAGCTTTCGCAAGGCTTAGCTGATTGACACCCCGGTCCGCCATCAGTCTGGCGAGTATTTTATCAATAGATTTATGCATGAGTGCAATCGTGGCGCTGGTGAGTGCATACATCAATAGATGCAGGCGTTGACAGTTATGCACTGGTGCATGATTATGTGCATAACTACACAAGGAGGCAGCCATGAGCGCTACCGATCTCCCGAAAAAACTGGATGCGTTGCTGGGCTCTGGCTTGACCTACAGGTCCATCGCCGAACGTGCCAAATGCGATATCTCGACCATTTTTCGAATCCGTAATGGGCAGATCAGCAACCCAAGCTATATCGCTGGCATCGCCATCGACCAGATGCACTGCGAGCTAGGCAAAGGCGCCAAGCCGCCCGCAAAACAATCCGCTGCTTAACCCATTCATCAGCCAAAAATCGCGGCCCGAAATGGCTGCTTAAGAAACCATTGGTTCGCCAGTTCCATGAACAGATATTGCCCAGCTTGAGCACCGGGCACCACGGAAACAGAACAGAGGTTTTACGAATGGAAAATTTCTTGCGGTCCTGCCAGAGCGCAGTGCTCGAAAACGAGGCCAAAACCCTGGCAGCGAAAATGGGGGTGGCTCATGTGAGCCTGCTTCAGCGCGCCAACCCAGACAACGATGCTCATCACCTGACGATCGAGCACCTGTTCGGGATTCTGCTGCACACGAATGACTTGCGTCCGCTGAAGGCGCTTGCTGACGAGTTCGGTTGCGATGTCGTTGCGCGTCACCGGCCTGCGCCGAAACCTCTGCTTGCAGCCTTGGCACATCTCGCCGCCGAGTCTGGCGACGTGAAACGCCTGATCTACGACGCCACCACTGACAACCACATCAGCCAGCACGAGAAAGCGCAGGGAGAAAAGGCCATTCAGGAAGCAATCGACTCTCTGCAGGTGCTTCGCGAATCGCTGAGGGCAGCGTAATTCCGCGCATGCGCGGTTTTGGAGGATGAAGAAATGCGGAGATTTAAGAAGGGCACACGCAATTCAGGGGAATCGGCACCTGCACTAACAGGTAAGCGGCTCCAAAAGGTAGGCATAAAAAAACCACCTGGCGGGGTGGTTTTTTCAACAGCAAATACAGCAAAGATCTGGAGCGAATAATGCCCATGTCCAATTCATCTGTCAATTCGCCACTTCTCGCGCCACAAAATGATGATTCTGATTTCGTGGCGCGAACTATGTCTTCGCGCGAAATCGCCAAACTCACCGGGAAGGCTCACAAGCACGTTCTCGCTGACATCCGATCCATGCTCACCGATCTCGAAATCGACTGGGCCGATTGTTCGGCTCAGTACCTGGACAGCACGGGGCGCAAGCTTCCGTGCTTCAACTTGAATCGAGACCTCACCGACACATTGCTGACCGGCTATAGCGCGAAGATGCGCCTGGCAGTCATCCGCCGCTGGCGTGAATTGGAGCAGCAGGCGGCGTCACGCGAAGCCGTCAAGGCAAACGGGACCAAGGTGATAGGCGAGATCGCCATCATGGAGTGCTACACGCGCCTCCTGAAGCCTGCGCCATCCAGCCAAATGATGATGCTGACCAAGATCGCTGAGAACAACGGTCTCGATCCGAAGTTTCTGCCCAGCTATGCCGTTGATACCGCCCCGGACGCTGGTGATGGCGGCGGCTCCATGCCCACCAAAGCACTGACGGCACTGCTCAAAGACAACGCCATCGCCAGCACAGCGGCAGCCTTCAATCGCCTGCTTGAGCGTCACGGCTACCTCAAGACCCTTGAGCGCAAGAACTCGAAACAGGAAATGGTGCCTTTTTGGTCCATCACTGAAAAGGGCATGCGCTACGGCAAGAACCTCACCAGCCCCAACTGCCCACGCGAGACGCAGCCGCATTGGTACGTCGATCGCTTCCTTGAACTGGCCAAATTGGTCAGGAAGGCTTGATATGCAATTCACCGTAACGATCAATCAGGCGAAGGCACTGGAGTGGGGGCTGAACTCACCGCAGGCCCTACTGTTTGCCTTCGTCTACGGCTGTCCCAGCTGGACCAACCCAATCAAGACCGATGGCGGGATTTTCTTTGCGCTGAGCAAAGCGAAGATCATTGAGGAGCTTCCGCTGCTCACTGACAAGCCTGATACCGCTTACCGCATGCTGAAGGCTCTGGAAGAGGCCGGTTTGATTGAGCTACGCACCGAATGCTTTCGACTCACCGAAAAAGGCTGTGAGTGGAACCCGAACCGCATGGGCTACGCCACCGCTTATCAACCTGCATTTCTTCCGCCTCGGCGCAGGACAAAAAAGAAGCCTATTCCTTCCGGTCTGCGCGCGCAGGTCTTCGAGCGAGATGGTTATGTGTGCTTGCGCTGCGGCTGCGCGGCGCGTTTTCGCCTGAGGGCCGACCACGTTGTTCCTGAAAGCCAGGGCGGCGACGCTTCGATGGCGAACCTCCAAACCCTTTGCATGTCCTGCAACAGCTGGAAAGGCGTGCAGACGATTGATTTCCGCACCACCTCTGGAGGTGCGGCATGAGCATGACACTCATGGTAGCCGCGATGAAGCTTCGCGTCGGCAACCCATTACGCAAGCTGGTACTGATCAAACTGGCCGACAACGCCAGTGACATAGGCGAGTGCTGGCCGTCTTACCAGCACATCGCTGACCAGTGCGAGATCAGCAAGCGCTCTGTCATGAATCACATCACTGCTCTGTGTGAGGCGGGACTGTTGCGCAAGGAAATCCGTAAGGGTGGACCGAAGGGTAACTCTTCAAACGTCTACTTCCTGACTCTTGATGGTGGTGAATCTCCTGCACCAGGGGTAGTGCAGGAGATTCACCAGGGTGGTGCAGCAGATGCACCCCCTAGTGAATCTGCTGCACTAGGGGGTAGTGCAGGAGCTGCACCCAGAACCAGTCACTCTTTTGAACCAGTCATAGAACCGGTCATTGAACCAATTACGCCCCAGGCTTCCGCTGAGGTCGTGACGGGGCAGGTCGTGCCATTCCAGCCGCCACGGGTTGAGATTCCCGCCGACATGCCTGGACCGAAAGATCGAACCTGCAAAACCTTCAAGGTCTGGGCGAATTACGCGATGGCCTACCGCAAGCGTTACAGCGCCTGGCCGGTTTGGAATGCCAAAGTCGGCGGTCAGCTCGGCCAACTGGTCGACCGTCTCGGCGCTGATGTCGCTCACCACGTCGCTGCCCACTTCCTGAAGACCAGCGATGCCTCCGTTCTGCGTAAATGCCACAGCCTCAATGAGCTGCTGGCAAACGCAGAGAGTTATCACACCCAGTGGGTAACCGGTCAGCGCGTCAACGGCACAACTGCGCGCCAGATGGAAAGGACCGAGGCGAATCTATCCGCAGCGGAGCAGGCCGCCCAGATGGTTCTGGCCAAACGCCAGGCAGGTGACCGCAATGAATACCTCTGAGATGAACGATCAGCAGGTTGCAGGGTTGGCATCTGCCATCTGCGCGACGGCCGAGTCTATGGGGCAGGACATGAACCCAGGTACGGCGGCGATGATGGCCGAAGACCTTTGTGCTTACCCGGTCCCCGTCGTCAAAGCCGCACTGAAAGCTTGCCGGCTTGAGGTGAAAGGGAAGTTGGCAATGGCTGACATCCTCCAGCGCGTACAGTCATCCGACGGTCGTCCGGGCAAGGACGAAGCATGGGCCATCGCCATGACCACCCACGACGAATACGAGACGGTGGTGCTTACCGACGAGATCCAGCTCGCTCTGGCCGCCGCGAAGCCTGTCCTCGATGCTGGCGACAAGATCGGCGCACGCATGGCCTTCATCAGCGCTTATGAGCGACTGGTGACTCAGGCCCGCAATGACCAGAAGGACGTCAACTGGCACGTTTCCGTCGGCTTCGACGCCAACCGTCGTGTCGAGGCGATCACCAAGGCCGTGCAGATGCAGCGCATTCCACAGGAGCGCGGGCAGCTGTACCTCGCCGATCTGAACGTCGTGCCCATCACTCAAGACGGCCAGGCCATCGCTGGCTTGCTGACCGGGCAAGTCGCCAAGCCAAGCCCGGACGTTCGCGAAAAGCTCCAGGCGGTGAAAGACAGCATGCACGAGATGAGAGCCGCCTCAGCCGAGCGCAAGAACGAACTGAAGATCAAGGCTGCTAATGACTTGGCCGACCGCCGCGCGCTGCTCCAGCAGCAGGCTGAGGAACTGCAATTGAAGAGGGCGGGGCAATGAGTATTCAAGTAATGACAGATGTCATGAAGGCGGAATTTATCAAGGCTTTTCAGGCGAAGTTCGGCTTCGGCGTGATGGCTGCGTCGGCCAATGACGATGCAGCCGCAATTATGGGAGCTGCTGCATGGGCATGGCAGGCCTCCCGCGAGGCGCTGGTAATTGAGCTGCCGGACCACTACGGGTATGACGATCCCGGAGAAGCGATCCATGCGATTAACGACTGCCGAAAAGCCATTGAAGCCGCTGGCGTGAAGGTGAAGTCATGAGCGTTTTTCCTACTGGAGTAGTGCTGCACATCCACGCACCGAAGGGCGTTTATATCGCCCAGGTACGCCGCCTGTTCGAGCGCAGTTGGACGCAGGTCGGAGGAGATTTCAAGGACAAGCATCGCGCTCAGGGGGCTGCCGCTCAAAACATGGTTGGCGATTTCAAGCGCGCCCGGGTCCTGTTCTGCGCCGAGTGGTACGACCCCATTGTGGTCATGGAGGCTTCGGTATGACCGTCGATATCGAAAAGGTGAAGGCGCTGGCCGAGGCCGCCAAATCAGGTGGTGCAGAGTGGTCCGACCTGCATGTCGACACCGAGCGCATGTACGTGACTGAGGGCGCGCTGGTTAGCCTGTACGAGTTCGCCACGCCTGCCGTGCTGCTGGAGCTGTGCAACGACAATGGAGCATTGCGCGGCTTATACCAGATGCACAAGCAGACCGAGACGCGCGAGATGCGCGACCTGAAGGCTGAAAACGAGCGACTCAAGACCGGCTACGAAGCTTACGAGCGGGTGAATGCTGAGTTGAGGGCTGAGTGCGAGGCGCTGCGTAAGCCTCTGCTTGCTGCTCGCGAATTCATCATGCATGAGGCGGAAGTGCGCGGGCTACTGGATGAAAATAACGAGGTCTCATTTAGGCACCCGCGCCGCCAGGCGACCATAGCGGCCATTGATGCCGCTCTGAGCAAGGAGGCCGCCCAATGATCCTCACCTGGGAGCAACTCCTAACCCTGCTCAACACCGCCAAGGTTCTGCATAACGGCCGTGAAGCGTATTCGTTCCTGGGGGTGGTTCATGACTGACGTAATCGCCAAGCCGCGGCATTTCTGGTCATCAGGCCCGAGCCGCGTACGTGAGGTGTGCCGACTGGCGTACCTCTTCGCAACTGATCTGGCCGTCGCCGGAGCAATCGAGATCATCGTTCGCCCGGTGAAGTCACGCCGCACCCTGGAGCAGAACGCCAAGCTCTGGGCAATGCTGGGCGACATTTCCCGCCAAGTCGAATGGCCGGTCAACGGCGTCATGCAGAAGCTCGACAGCGAGGATTGGAAGGCCCTCATGACTGCTGCCGCCCGCCAGGAGGTGCGTATGGCCTCTGGCATAAACGGTGGTGTGGTGATGCTCGGGGAGAGTACCAAGCGCATGACCGTGGCCGAGCTGGGCGACGTGATCGAGTGCATGTATGTGTTCGGAGCAGAGAAGGGCGTTCGCTGGACTGAACCGAAAGGGCAGATGCCTGAGCAATGGGAGGCGGCAGCATGAGCCATCAATTCAAGCCGGGCGACCTGGCGTTGCTGCTCATCGATGTAGGGCCGCTGGCATGCGGTTCGGCAGTAGAGCTGATCAAGCGTATAGGCGCTGGCACCGAAGTCGAACTGGTTGGCGGCGGAAAAGCTGAATGCCTTGAGGGCTCATGGGTGTTTAGTCATTCAATGATCCCTGGGCCAGGGCTTGCGTTCGCACCTGAGCGCCTTTTGATGCCACTTCAGGGCGATCCCTCACCAGAGCAGCAGAAAGCCAAGGAGGCCGTGCCATGCATGTAACCAGGCCTCACAACTGCGAATGCCATCGCTGCATTGATGAGCACAAACTTGGCCAGCAGATCGGTTTTATGTGGGTTCCGCTGTCGTCCACCAAAATGATCCTTTGCCCGGTGTGCGGCTGCAAGCGTTGCCCTCGGGCCAGCGATCATGATCTTGCCTGCACTGACAGCAATGATCCTGGCCAGCCTGGGAGCGTTTACCAATGACTCTCAAGCGCACACCACTGCAACGTAAAACCCCGCTTCCGTCAGGAAGTACGCGCCGCAAGCGCTGCCCAGAGTGCCGGGTGATGTTCACACCTGCTCGGGCGGGCCAGGCGGTATGCGGAGAGATAGATTGCGCCATCGCTCACGGACAGTCGGAAAAGGGTCGCGCCATCGCCGGCAAGGCCCTGGCCGAAGTTGGACGCCGGGAAATCAAGGTTCGCAAAGAGGCCCTGAAAAGTCGCAGCGATCACATGAAGGAGACCCAGCAAGCTTTCAACGAGTGGGTCCGTCATCGCGACATGGGCGAGCCATGCGTGAGCTGCGGACGGCATCACAACGGCCAGTGGCACGCCGGGCACTATCGGTCCGTCGGTGGTCACCCGGCCCTGAGATTCGAACCGCTCAACGTATGGAGGCAGTGCGCACCGTGCAACACGCACAAGTCTGGTGACTTAGTGAACTACCGGGCTGAGCTGGTGCGCCGGATCGGCATCGTGAACGTGGAATGGCTCGAAGGCCCTCATGAGCCTCAGAAGTACACCATCGAAGACTTGAAAGCCCTGACAGGCAAGTACCGGGCACTGACAAAAGAATTGAAAAAGGGGCAAGCAGCATGAAAATCCACTCGGCACGTCAGGCGTGGCATGACTGCACCTACATTCCAGCACCTGGCCAGTCCTCTGACGTCGTTCAGCTCGGCGTGGTGGTGCAGGGCACGGAACGAGGTCCGACGGCTAACCATGCGATGCACAGCGCACTGGCCGGGCATATACAGTCGGCTATCGCCAAGCTGCACCCACAGGTACGTGTGTTCGGGGAATACATGTACGCCTCCAACCGTGACGACGACATAAACGAGGCCGCAGAGGGCGTGGTGTTCGGCATGGTCATGTCGAAGTCCAAGCGGATGACGGCCGGCAAGAGGGAGAAGCTGGAGTACGTGGTGAAGGGCGTGATGCGCCGGTATCGCTACATGCATCAGGGCGGCCAGTCTGCCAATGACGATCCGCTTATCAAGCCAGAGGCGTTCCGTTCTTGGCTGATGGGTGAGTTCGGAGTGAGGTTGGAGTCGTGTGCTTGGGCGCGGGATTGGGAGCCGGTTGTTCGGCTCTCGTTCGAGTGCTGCGAGGACCTTGATAGAATGGCCCTAAGCCCAGTTGCGGCTGTACTTTATCAAATGAAAGAGGCGGCTTGAAAAGCTATGGAAGGACTCGTGTCGGGGGATATTTTCAAAATCGCAGCAGGTAGCGGTGTGATCGCTGCACTAGTGACTGGTCTGATTGGGATAATAAAAGATCGATGGGTTCGTCAAGAACAGGCTCTGCGAGAAGCTGAGATTGACGCTATCCATCTGATATCGAAGCTTGATGGATTAGCTGCGCAGTGTGCCAATAACTACTGGTCGTTTCACGAAATGTGGTCACAAATGCGCGGCAGCCAAAACGTTGGAAATATCAGCTGCGCGAAACCTAACCTCGATATCGATCCAGTAATGCTTTCGAAGATTGATCGTTCCTTGGCCTGTCGCATTGCGTGGCTTGAGAATGACGTGAAGTTAGGTAGTGACGGGATACGCGCAAGATGGGAGGCTTATCTTGATACGGACAATGCGCTTGAGGCGGACGCCGATCTAGTTGGCTATTTCGGTTATGAGGCACTTTTGGTAGCTAGGGGGTTGAGGCAGAAATACAAACTCAACTATGAGGGCGCGAAGTGGGGCATGACAAGGATTGAGGAGCAGCTCTCGGAATGCTCGGATCGATCAAAAAAATTCTTTAAAGATTCAGATTGACTTCCCGCACGGCTGGCGGCATCATTTGACCACATTGAGTATTTTGCCTACGGCAACTTGCTCCCAAAGACCCCGCCATTTAGCTAGCGGGGTTTTTTGTTTTCGCTTATTCGTCGTCCGCCTCACGTATGTTGAGAACGACAATATCGTTCTTCGCCATTACGTCTGCGAGCGAACTGCAACCAGTTTTTCGAAGCTGACAATGATCGAAGAGAGTTTCATAAACGGTCTCCAGTTCTGGAAGATCGTGATGCCCTTCGAAGATCATTACTTTCCGCTCTCCATCCTGTGTGTAGTCGACTTGCCAAAATGCCATTGAAAAATCCTCATTTGTCCGATCGGTAACGATACCAAATCAGACTTTTTCGTGTCGTTTAGGAAATCAGCTGTTTAAGCTGAATATTCCTGCGTCACCCGTTCCCCAAATCCCTCGGAGTCGCTGATAGTCATGTTCAACGGGGGCCTCATTCGTACCTCGCACCTCATTGGCCGCCCTGACGGCCCTTTTATTCCGGAGTAAAGATGGACCCAACCGACCTCGGCCCAGGCACAGCTACCTGGCTGGGCGGTACGGGCACAATCCTGCTGGGTGGCTTCCTATGGCTGAGGAAATTCCTCTCCCGGGACGCGACCGACCGCGCTATGGACAACGCCGATATCGGCACCGTCCGCCGTCTGAACGAACTGCTCGACTCTGAGCGGCTGGCTCGCAAAGAGGCCGAGGCCCGATCTGACCAGTTCGCCAAAGAGCGCAACGAACTCGCTGCTGCTGTCGGCCGAATGGAGGGCAAGATCGAAGCCCTTACCAGCCAGATCACTCAACTCACTGACAAGGTCACATCGCAGAGCGCAGAGATTGCCCGCCTGCGTACCAAGTTGGGAGGACTCAACTGATGGAAAGATGCGCAATCAATTTCGTTGCTCGCCGCTGGTGGCGCAGCGTGGAAGTTTGGGCTATCGCCTCACTCTTGGTGATTGGATCGTTCGCGCTGGGCTTCGGTGCATCGCAGTGGTATCTCGCCAGCTGGTACAGCGGCCAGGTCGCTGAAGTGCGCCGGGGTTACGACGAGGCCACCATTCAGCGTGATATGCGCCTGAACAAGCTGGCCAAGTCCGCTACCGAAGCAGCCGTAAAGGTTGAGGGCGCAGCGGGTAAGGCCACGGAAGCGGCAGAGGCAGCCAGCAAGGCAGCAGACAAGGTCAACGAGGCGGTGGAGCGGCAGACGCCGTAACGCGCCACAAAATCAGACACAGCCATTTCGTGGCGCGAACGACAGAGGAAAGATCATGGATAACCAGCACAAGAAAATCACCGGCTACCGCGACCTGAGCCAGTCGGAGGTCGACGGCATGAACTCGATCAAGGCCTTGGAGGCTAATACCGCCGAGCTGTTCAAGCAGATAGGCCAGATTGAAGGCGTTGATCCCCGAGTACTTGCTCTGGCTAAGACCAATCTGCAGCAAGGGTTCATGTGGTTTGTTCGATCGATCGCGAAGCCTGCCGACCCTTTTAACTGATCACCTGATGCGCTACGGAGTGACCATGACCAAGAAGAATTGGATGGTCACGACGCCCGGCCACAAACCATTCCCGATGATCCTTCTGGAGTGCGCCCTCGATCACGAAGGTGCGCTTGCCTTTGCCCGGTCGATCTGGCCGAACTGCACAGTGGAGTAGAGCATGAAGATTGTTGAGCTCAAGCGTGAAGGTTGGCGTGATGCTGCGAAAACCCTGCGCAAGATAGCTGACGATCTTGATGCCGGTGAGCATCCGGAGTGCACGTTAGGCGCATTGACGTTGATCGGCCCGAAGGGTCAGGTGACTGTGTTCGGCCTTGGCCCGAAGTGTGACGACCTGCAATGCCTGGGCGCCATGCGCCTGGGTGAGCAGAAGCTGATTGATGTGCTGCTGGATGATGATTAGTTTTGTGCTATTGAATTGGCATTACCCGCCCCAATGTAGGTTGTTCACCTACAAAGGAGTTGTGAGATGTCAGATTTCAAGAAAGGCGATGTGGTCCAGCTGAAAAGCGGCGGACCGAAAATGACGATCCAGGACCTCGGTGATTACGGCCCGACCGGACCAGAGGAAGGCGCGCTGTGCGTATGGTTCGAGAAGGATAAGCAGCAGCAAAGCACTTTTGATGTCGCCGTTCTCCAGAAGCCGACTATTGCGACTCCCCGCATGGTGTAACTAGAAATGAAAACAAGCCCCGCCAAGTGCGGGGCTTTTTATTTGGATGTAGCCATGACAGCCAAGCAATCCGACTGGGAGGCGGTATGAATAGGCCAACACCTCCGGTCGAACTGCTCAAGTTGTCCGATGAGTCAGATGTTTTAATGCGCCTAGTTCCAGCAAAAGGTGCGTGGGATTGGATACAGGCAGAGATCCTTGCCGACACTGGCAGCATCCACAACGAAGACCACGCCCATCTGATCGATGCTGACATCTGCATCGTGTGGGCCTCGTCTGCATTCACGAAGCAGGGTCGCACAGTGCTGGGACAGGCTGAGCAGGTCGCCTTCCGAGCTGGGGGATGGCAGAAGGCTCGGATGGAACAGCAGATGCGTGACTGGTTCGGCTACGTACCGAGCTACATCATCACCCTGGCTGCCGATTACTGCTCACAGTGCAGCGATGCGGACTTCTGTGCACTGGTAGAGCATGAGCTCTACCACATCGCCCAGGCAACCGATCAGTACGGCGCGCCCAAGTTCACGCAAGACGGATTACCAAAGCTTGAGATGCGCGGCCACGACGTCGAAGAGTTCGTCGGTGTGGTCCGTCGCTATGGGGCAAGCCCGGACGTCCAGCTCTTGGTCGAAGCTGCAAACAAGCCTGCTGAGGTGGGTAAATTGAATATATCGAGGGCCTGCGGAACCTGTCTGCTCAAGTCGGCCTGAAATTTGACAGGCATTAGACGGAATCCAACCTATGGCAGCCCTGAAGCATGAGGTGAAGAGCTTCATCGTTCAGGCGTTGGCTTGCTTCGACACTCCCTCGCAAGTCGTAGAGCAGGTCAAACAAGAATTCGATATCCAGATATCCCGCCAACAGTGTGAGTCGCACGACCCAACCAAGCGCGCTGGGGCAACCCTTGCGGCCAGGTGGGTGACGCTTTTCCACGACACACGCAAGCGTTTCCGAGAAGACACAGCAGAGATTCCGATTGCCAACCGAGCCTATCGACTGCGCGCTCTCGGCAGGATTGTTGAGAAGGCCGAAGGTATGCGCAACCTGGCGCTGGCCCTCCAGGTGCTGGAACAGGCTGCCAAAGAATCAGGCGATATGTACGTCAACCGCCATCGCAAGGATGAGGCAGGAGACGAGCCAGCAATTCCGACTCGCATCCAGGTCGATGTAGTGGACGCGAGGAAGCCTGATGCCGAGCCTTAACGTTCCGCAATCGAGGTTCCTGCTGCTGCCCCACAAGTTTCGTGCATTCGTTGCCGGGTTCGGCTCCGGTAAGACGTGGGTCGGCTGCTCGGCGCTGAGCAAGCACTTCATGGAGTGGCCTGGCGTCAACGCTGGTTATTTCGCGCCGACTTACCCGCAGATCCGGGACATCTTCTATCCGACTATGGAAGAGGTGGCCTACGACTGGGGGTTGAAAACAAAGATCAACCAGGCGAACCATGAGGTTCACATCTACAGCGGTCGGCAGTATCGCGGCACCGTGATCTGTCGCTCGATGGAGAAGCCGCAGACTATTGTCGGTTTCAAGGTCGGGCACGCCTTGGTCGATGAGCTGGACGTTCTGACCTCGATCAAGGCGCAGCAAGCCTGGCGCAAGATCATCGCGCGAATGCGTTACAACTTGCCCGGCCTGAAGAACGGTGTGGATGTCACAACGACGCCGGAAGGCTTCAAGTTCGTCTTCCTACAGTTCGTGAAGCAGCTGCGGGACAAGCCGGCGCTCAAGGAGATGTATGGGCTCATCCAGGCCAGCACCTTTGATAACGAACTGAACCTGCCGGACGACTACATCCCATCGCTGATGGAGTCGTACCCAGAGCAATTGATCAGGGCATACCTGAACGGCCAATTCGTCAACCTGACGTCTGGGTCGATCTACCACGCTTATGACCGCAAGCTGAACCAGTGTTTCGACACGGTGCAGGCCGGTGAGCCTTTGTTCATCGGCATGGACTTCAACGTCGGTAAGATGGCAGCGATCACGCATGTGAAACGTGACAAGGGCCTGCCCCGAGCCGTGGACGAGTTCATGGACGGCTACGACACGCCCGACATGATCCGGCGCATCAAGGAACGCTACTGGCGCCACGATGGCGACAAATACATCAAGTCCTGCGAAATCAGGGTTTACCCAGACGCCTCCGGTGACTCGCGCAAGTCAGTCAATGCCAGCGTCACGGATATCGCCATGCTAAAGCAGGCAGGCTTCACAGTGATCGCACCTGCGGCCAACCCTCCGGTGAAGGATCGAATCAACGCCATGAACGCGATGTTTTGCAACGCGCAGGGCGAGCGCCGATACCTGGTCAACCCTTTCACCTGCCCGACATATGCCGATGGCCTTGAGCAGCAGGTCTGGGCGGCCAACGGTGAACCCGACAAATCACAAGGCAATGACCACGCGAACGATGGCGGCGGTTATTTCATCCACCGCGAGTACCCGATCATAAAACCGGTCACCTCTCTAGCCCTGGGATACGCCCGATGAACAACGACGTTTCCTTCAAACGGCCCGAATACATCGAGGCTTTGGATCGCTGGCTTACTGTGCGCGACGTCTGTGCTGGCCAGCACCGTGTTGTTGACCGGCTGCCTTACATCAATCGGCACGACAAGTCAGAAGAGAACGTTGAGCGCAACAATGCGTACCGCGAGCGCGCGGTGTTCAAGAACGCCACCGGTCACACCCGAAACGGGCTGATTGGTTTGGCGTTCCACAAAGACCCCACGCTGACGGTCCCCAAGAACCTTGAATACCTGCAGGACAATGCCAACGGCGCAGGCGTGAGCATCTATCAGCAGTCGCAAAGCTCGCTTGAGAAGGTCTTGGAAGCCGGTCGTCATGGTCTTTTCGTGGACTTTCACGAAGACAGCGGTATCGGCGGGCATTCGGTCATCCTCACTTACACGGCTGAAGACGTCATCAACTGGCGCACCGGCATGGTGGACGGCCACAACGTCCTGATCATGGTCGTCCTTCGTGAGATGAACGAAGAGGCGGATGGGTTTGGGCTCAAGTGCACGGAGCAGTTTCGCGAGCTGGCCCTGGACGAGGCTGGACTGTACGTCTGTCGCGTATGGCGTCGTAAAGGCCCGCGCGGCGGTGGCCCTCTTGAGGTGGTTGAGGAGTACATGCCAAAGGGGAAGGGCGGACGTCTCAAGGAGATTCCTTTCACGTTCATCGGCGCGCAGAACAACGACCCAAGCATTGATGAGTCGCCGCTTTACGACATCGCGATGATAAACCTCGGTCATTACCGGAACAGCGCGGACTACGAGGACAGCGTGTTCTGGTGCGGCCAGGCTCAGCCGTGGATCAGCGGCGTCGACGACCAATGGCTTGAGATGGCGCGTAAAGAAGGCGTTTACGTAGGCTCCCGGGCTCCGATCCCCGTGCCAGCTGGCGAAACCTTCGCCTTTGCCCAGCCCCAGCCCAACACGCTGGTGAAAGAGGCGATGGCCGACAAGAACCAGATGATGATCGAGCTGGGCGCGCGCATGGTTGTGTCGTCAATGACGGCCAAGACGGCTACAGAGTCGAGAGGCGATCAGTCGGCGTCCACGTCGGTGCTAGCAATCTGCGTATCCAACGTCAACGAGGCCTACACCCGGGCGCTGGGGTGGTGCGCTCAGTTCCTGGGCGTCACCGGCAAGACGGCTTACCTGGTCAATCAGGAGTTCGTCGAGCTCAGCGCGGACCCGCAGATGATCACCGCGCTTGTGCAGCTATGGCAGAGCGGCGGGTTTGCCAAGGCCGATCTGCGCGGATACCTGCGCAAGTTGGGACTGATCGCACCGGAGCGAACCGACAAGCAGATAGACGGAGAGCTTCAGGAACAGACCGACAACCTCGGCCTGGATGATGACGAGGACTTAAACGATGGCCGTCAACCAAGCGGTACTTGATGCCACGATTCGGCACTCGGTTTTTCTGGAGCAACTGAAGGCTGGAGAGGTCGAGAAATTCGCTCCTTTCCTCAAGGAGATCGACCGGGCGGTGCGCGAGCAGCTCACGAATGCCGACCTGAGCGAGTACAACATCAAGCGGCTGAACCAACTGCTCGACGAGGTCGATAGCCTTCTGCTCGGCATCTTCGACCGCTATACCACAACGCTGAATCTTGATCTGATCGACCTGGCCAACTACGAGGCTCAATTCGAAGCGACGGCGCTATCCCGGTCCGCGCCTGTGGGTGTCACCTTTGATGCAGTGGTCCCGCCAGCACGCGCTATCCGCTCGGCGGTGCTTAACAACCCGCTCAGCGTGCGCGACAACGGCGGCGGCAAGCTGCTGGAGCCACTCATCAAGGACTGGGCAACTACCGAGCGCGAGCGCGTTAGTGGTGCAATCAGGCAAGGATTCTTCGAGGGACAGACGAACTTTCAGGTCATCCGCAAGATTCGCGGTACCAAGGCTGCTGGGTACAGCGACGGGATATTGGCAACGACCAAGCGCAATGCCAGTGCAGTCGTGCACACGGCTGTTCAGCACGTCGCCTCGCAGGCCCGGATGGAGACGATCAAGGCCAATCCTGATGTAGTCGCCGAGATTGAGATCGTCGCGACCCTCGATAGCAAGACCACCCAGACTTGCAGGTCAATGGATAAGCGCCGCTTTCCAGTTGATTCAGGGCCGCGCCCACCGTTTCACATCAGGTGCCGTACGACCTTCGTGCCCGTGACCAAATGGACCAAGTTTCTCAGCGAGGATGCTACTCGCGCCTCGGTGGGGCCGAACGGCGGAGGCCAGGTGGCGGCCGATCTGAGCTATTACGATTGGCTCAAGCTCCAACCTACGGCGTTTCAGGATCAGGCGCTTGGCCCGACCCGCGCCAGGCTGTTCCGCGATGGCGGGCTGACGCTTGAGCGCTTCTCTGAGCTGCAACTCGACCGCAACTTCAAGCCGCTGACGTTGGAGCAGATGAAAAAGCTTGAGCCGCTGGCGTTTGAGCATGCTTCGTTGTAGCTTTCAATTTCACGCATGGAAGTGTAAACGAGGAATTATATGCTTAGTCAAATGCCAGTAGGACTTAATAAGTCAAATTTGATTCATTATCTTGAAAGATATTTTTTAGGGTTTTATTGTCCGGGTAACAAAGGTTACTACTGCTGCATGGTAAAAACTGAAATTGGATATTCCTACCTAGAGGGTTGGCAGCCCGCTGCTGCTTTGTATGAAGCATTTGCTTTTGTCTGTAATAGAGATTGTTTTGTTTGGGCTGTACAACGCAATGCTATCAATGTTGTAGATTTGATGGATTGGGCTGTGTCCAATATGGATCGAGGCTTTACGAGGTCTCATGTCGAATTTATAGAGTCGTCAGTGGAAAGGGAAGGGGCTATGGAGAGTAGGCACTTAGTAACTAGTGTTGTTAGTTATATGAACTCTGATAGTGCGTTTGATCCTCCTTATACTGATATGCATAGAACAAATTTTAATATGCTTTATGTCTAACTAATTCTTATGATGTTTTACCCGCTTCGGCGGGTTTTTTTATGTCTGCAAAGCGGGCATCCGAACCCAACGGGATATCAACGTGGCAGAAGAAAACGAAATCGACCTGGAAAACCCGGCAATCAAGGCCGCTATCGCGACTGCCGTTGAAGCATCAGTTTCGGGGCTGAAGACCAAAAATACCGAGCTGCTGGGTAAGTTGAAAGACACTTCCACCAAGCTGACTCAGTTTGAAACCCAGTTTGAAGGCATCGACATCGACGCCGTAAAGGGGCTGCTGAGCCGCGCCGGTCAGGACGAGGAAACCAAGCTGCTGACTGAGGGCAAGGTGGACGAGGTGTTCAACAAGCGCACCGAGCGCCTGCGCGGCGACTATGACAAGCAGTTGAAGGCAATCAGCGAGCGCGCGACGAAGGCTGAAACATTCGCCGCCAAGTTCCAGGGCAAGGTCCTGGGCGACTCGGTGCGCGGTGCAGCACTCAAAGCCGGCGCGCTACCTGAAGCAACTGACGACATTATCCTGCGCGCCAAAGGCGTGTTCTCACTGAACGAAGAGGGCGAAGCGGTCGCCGTCGATGAGTCTGGCCAGACCATTCTCGGCAAGGACGGCAAGACCCCTCTGACGCCGCTCGAATGGGCGGAATCTTTGCGCGAAAGCGCTCCTCACCTTTGGCCAAGGGCCTCGGGTACGAATGCCCCGGGCGGGGGTGGCGGCCAGGCTGCACTGAAGCGCTCCGAAATGACAGCCACGCAAAAGCGCGACTACCAGCGCAAGCACGGCCAAACCGCATACCTCAATTTGCCCAAGTAAGGGGATTCACACATGGCAACAACTGTGAACAGCGATCTGATCATCTACAACGATGAGGCTCAGACCGCATATCTGGAGCGTGTTCAGGACAACCTGGACATCTTCAACGCGTCCTCCAACGGCGCAATCATCCTCGACAACGAGCTGATCGAAGGCGACTTCCGCAAACGTGCCTTCTACAAGCTGGCAGGTTCGCTGGATCACCGTGACGTCAACTCCGAAGCCAAAGTCGTCGCCAAGAAAATCGGCGCCGGTGAGGCAGTCGGCGTCAAGGCTCCGTGGAAGTACGGCCCGTACCAGACGACCGAAGAAGCGTTCAAGCGTCGCGGTCGCCCGGTAGACGAGTTCTCCCAGATCATCGGCCAGGACGTTGCCGACGCAACCCTTGAAGGCTTCGTGCAGTACGCAACTGCCGCGCTGCGCGCGTCGATCGGCTCCAACCCTGCAATGGTCGTTGAGGCCAGCATCGAGACCGACGGCAAGAAGACACTGACTCGCGGCATGCGCAAGTTCGGTGACAAATTCGGCCGTATCGCGCTGTGGGTCATGCACTCGTCGGCATACTTCGACATCGTCGACGAAGCCATCACCAACAAGCTGTACGAAGAGGCGGGTGTTGTGATTTACGGCGGCCTGCCAGGCACTCTGGGCAAGCCGGTACTGGTTACCGATACCGCTCCGGTTGACGTAATCTTCGGCCTGCTGCCAAGCGCAGTGACCATCACCGAGTCCCAGGCACCTGGCTTCCGCTCATATGAAGTCAACGATGAGGAAAACCTCGGCATCGGCTACCGCGCTGAAGGCGTCGTGAACATCGATGTTCTGGGTTACAGCTGGAAGGAAACTGCCGGTGGTGCGAACCCATCGCTTGCTGCTGTCGGCTCGTCCGCCAACTGGGTCAAGCACTCCGCCAGTGACAAGGTAACTGCAGGCGTGATGATCGAACTCACTCCGGCCGCTTAAGCCATCCGATACGCGCGGTCAGAAATGGCCGCCAGGGAGAAAATCATGGAACTCGTTTACACCAACCAGCGCGGCGACTTCGATTCCAACAAGCGCTATCGCAACCCGGATCTGTTCCGGAACGTCGAGCGCGGCGTGACCAAGGTCACCGTGGTCGGCGATTACCCGGAAATCGTCGATGCCTACAAGGCGGTTGAGATTGACGTGGAGATCGAGACGCGTAAGACGCCGGTGAAAGGCAAGGCCAAGGCCGCTGACAAAACTTCTGCAAAGCCGGGCAAAGGCCCAACTAAGCCTGAGTCTAATGGCACCCAGAAGGATGGCACCAAGGACGAACCGGTCTACATAGCCAAGCTGGAAGCGGACAACCAGTGGATCATCATCACCCGCGACGGTGTACGATTCAGCGACTTTGCTGGTGATGAAGCTCAGGCCAAGGCCGAAGCAGATCGCCTGAACGAAACCAAGGAATAAGTCATGCTCATCATCGAGGACGGCACCGGCGTACCGGATGCTGAAAGCTACGCCACTGCCGCTGAACTGGTCATTTACGCCGGGAAATTCGGTGTGGCCATCCCGGCTGAAGAGGCTGCGCAAGAGGCTATTTTGCGCCGAGCCGCCTTGGTGATGGACGGCATGACCTGGAAGGGACGCAAATCGTCCGGCGATCAGGCGCTGTCTTGGCCTCGCCGCGAGATTCGCCTGGATGGCGAGAACAAGCCGGAGCGATACCTTCCGGCACGCATTCAGTACGGTCAGATGGCTCTGGCCGCAGAGATTCATGCCGACGATATTGACCCTGTCGACAAGCGCAGGGGCGCGGTCACGAAGGAAAAGGTCGACGGCGCTGTTGAGCGTGAGTACGCAACCATCAGCAACACGAGTAAGCGATTGCTGCCTGCTGCTCCTGATCGTCCGAGCGCTACGCAGTTTGCAGACTATTTGCAAAGACGCGGATTGTTCGCGGTTCGCGCCTAATCAGTAGTTACTTAACCCGATGTCGCGTCGGTGGTAGCCCAATACCTCCTCGAAACCTGCCGACTGATCACAATATCCAGTTTCTATGCACGTAATCAGCCTTTCAAAAACCTCTCGGTCGAAGGAAATACGAGGCGATAGGAGGTGCCGCCCAAGCATAAGGTTGTACTGCTCACCAACGGTACCCTCTAAACAAACCTGCAGCATTAAGCGCAATTTAGCCCTAGCCTCAGCATGAACGTCTATCGGGTCTTCTGGTGTAAATGCCAACTCATCAGCAAAGTATCTAAGAAGTTGGGCCTTTTGCGCATTGGTCATTACCATTCCTTGGATTTGAAAAATGGCATTCTACGACGAAATAGCTGTGATGGCCCTCGACCTGATTACCGAATACGGCCAGACAGTCGCCATCCGCGATGCGGTTAAAGGCGGATACAACCCGGGCTCCGGCACCACATCACCAGATACGGTCACGGAGCGAACCGCCCAAGGCATCCTGCTCGACTTCACCGGTCAGGAGTTTCAGACCAATACCCTGATCAAGGTTGGCGACAAGAAGCTGAAGATTGCCGCGAAGGGCCTTGAGCAGCCACCGACGCTGCTCAGCAAAGTAGTGGTTCAGGGCCGCACATGGTCAATCATTCCGCCGCTGAAAGAGATAAATCCGGCAGGCACACCCCTGATCTACGAGCTTCAGGTGCGCTCATGAGCCGCGCAGGTGCTGGTCAGTCCGGTAGCTTCGCCCTAGACCTAGCCAAATTTGCCGAGCAGGCGAAGGAAGCGGTCGATGTCAGTCTTCGCGAGATCATCATTGAGATCGGCAGCAGCGTCATCCGGATGTCGCCAGTGGGCAATCCTGAAATATGGGCGGCCAATATGGCGTTCCGTGATGCCAACACCCGCGCAGCCGACGACTACGATTTCAAGGTTTCCCTGCGCAATACCGCCATCAACCTGACAGAGTCGAACTTCACGAAGTCCGGCAAGCTGAAGCGAGGCGTCAAGTACGCCAAGCCGTTGACCAAGACCGAGCGCGTCCAGAACTTCAATGTAAACGGACTCGCAGCTGGCCAGGATTACGTCGGCGGCCGATTCCGTGGCAACTGGATGTTCGGGATTGGCGCGCCGGATGGGACGACTACAGAAGAGGTCGACCCGACTGGCAGCAAATCCACGGCGCGCATCGTCAACGGTGTGCTGGAATTCCACGCCGGCGACGTCGCCTACATTACCAACAGCCTGCCATACGCCATCCCGCTGGAATTTGGGCATTCGACCCAGGCACCGGGCGGCATGGTTCGAATCACCGTGGCGCGCTTCCAGCAGATCGTTGAGGCGGCCATCAGGAATCATCAGGTATGAGCCACAAAGTAATCCGCTCACTGTTCGAGCAGAGACTCACGGTTTGGGCGGGTGGGCGCAACCTGAGGATCGCCTATCAGGGCGTCAGCTTCACGCCAGAGACAGACGAGACGTATCTGGCAGCGTTCATGCTTCCGGCCGGGACCGGTACCGACACCTTGTCGGGTGATCACCGCGTCTATACCGGCGTGTTTCAGGTCAACATTGTCACCCCGGCAGGCAGCGGGACTGGCGAAGCTGAGGGCCTTGTCGACGACATTGCCGCTCTGTTCCCGGCCTATCTCAGGCTCAAGCAAGACGCGTTCGAGGTGCTGGTGCTCACGCCCGTAGAGCCTGGGCCGCCGATAACCGGTGACAGCACGCTGACAGTCTCTGCCTCGTTTCAGTACCGCGCCGATACCAACTAATTCGCCCATTGGGCAAACCCAGAACCCGCCACTGAGCGGGTTTTGTCATTTCTGCACAGAGGAAAACCAACATGGGCTTCAGACTCCCTAACGGCGCAACCCTTCAGATCGCTTCCGCCTACGGCGCAGCCATCCCGGTAACGGCGCTGAGCAATGCAAACCCTGCGGTGGCCACTGCTGCTGCACACGGCCTGAGCGACGGCGACATTATCGCTGTGACTTCCGGCTGGACCCGGCTCAATGATCGGGCCACTCGCGTTTCCAAAAGCCTCAGCGGTACGTTTGCGCTGGAAAACATCAATACCACCAATGTGCAGCCATACCCGGCCGGGTCTGGCCTCGGCTCGGTGCGGAAAGTGACGAGTTTCGTTGAGGTGCCGCAGGTCACTGAGGTGAACACTAGTGGTGGTGATCAGCAGTTTCTCACCTTCGGCTTCCTCGCCGACGACGATGATCGCCAGATGCCGACCACCAAAAACCCGATCAGCATGTCGTTTACCGTGGCAGATGACCCGGACCTTCCCTACGTCGCTATCGTAGAGGCTGCCGACGACGACAAGCAGACGCGTGTGCTTCGTTTGAACCTGCCGGGCGGTAGCAGCATCGTTTACAACGCTTACGTGTCCATCACCACGACGCCGACGCTGGGCCGAAACAACCTGATGACGCGCGTGATTACCCTGTCACTGGCTGGCCGTCCAACCCGTTACTCGGCAGCGGTGGCGTAACCCATGGCCAAGATCAAGATCGCTCAAAACCCGACGTTCAAAGCGCCGGTGATGATTCCTCGCATCGGCGAAGCGCCGGTGAAGGTGGAATTTGAATTCAAATACATGGACCGTAAGGCGCTCGCTGAGATGTTCGAGCGCTGGAACGCGGCCCGTGCCGATCTGAACGCCAAGCGCATCGACGACGGCATCACCTGGCAGGAAGTGACGGCCTCCGAGATCGCTCTGCAGGTCGAGCAGATCAAGGACGTAGTGACCGGCTGGACCTTCGACGATAAGTTCACTGACGAGGCCGTGGCCGCACTGGTGACGACTTGCGTTGGTGCGCCTCAGGCAGTCATCGACGCTTACCAGTCAGCCTACGACCCGGCCCGCTTGGGAAACTGAAGGCGGCGGCCCGTGCGCTGTATGAACACGGGCCGTCGGAGCAGGAACTCGCCGCCTTCGGTATGACCTTGGCTGACATTCCCGTCGAAGAGGTCGAGGTCTGGCCGGACTCATGGAAGGCATTCCGTCTGTTCGAATCGCTATCCACCCAGTGGCGAACCGGGCCGGGCGGCGCATCCGGTCTCGACTATGCCGCCATCCCTGCCACGGCTCACATGGCCGGCATCAAACGTAACGAACTACCTGGCATCTTTTCCGACCTCCGCACACTGGAAGTCGAAGCATTGCTCGTGATGAGCGAATCGAAATAACGGAGCGCTCATGACGACCATTGCAGAACTCGGGATCAAGGTTGATTCCGGCGATGCCGCGCAGGCCGCTACCGATCTGGACAAACTGGCAGCTGCTGGCGGCCGGGCAGAGAAGGCGGCAGATGGGGTTTCCTCGGGCTTCGACAAAGCATCGACTGCGGCGTCGAGCCTCTCCTCGGCCGAGGGCAAGCTCAACGAAACCACTGATCAGGCGATCGCTCGCCTCACAGCGATGGCCAAGGCTTCGCTGGATTCGAGCGAGTACTACCAGCGCCTGACGACCAGCGTAACCAGCAACACGTCTGCGGTGGACGCTTCCAGCTCATCTGCCAGCAGCCTTGCAGCACTCCGCCGTCGCTTGCAGGCTGATTCTGACGCCCTTCTAGGGTCGACTGACCAGCTGACCACGGCGACCAAGCAAGCGGCTGCCGCAACTGGCGTGCAGGCTGAAGGGTTGTCTGCGCTTCTTGGCAGGATCAATCCTGCCGTTGCCGCGCTGGACAAGCTGGACCAACAACAGGCCGAGCTTCAGAAGTACAAAAACGCGGGCCTGATCGATTCAGAGACGTTCCGCGAATATTCCACGCGCATTGATGCCTCCCGGCAGAAGCTGGGCGACTTCAGCGAAACACTAAAGAAAACTGGCACGTCCTCTGCCCAGACCGAGCAGGCACTGCGTCAGCTGCCATCACAATTCTCGGATATTTTCACCAGCCTCGCAGGTGGTCAAAACCCTCTGTTGGTGCTGATTCAGCAGGGCGGTCAGATCAAGGATTCGTTCGGCGGCATCGGGCCAACGCTTGATGTGCTGGGCGGTAAGATCAAATCAATCCTTGGCATTGGTGGGGGTATTGGAGCGGTAGGCGAGGCTTTCGAAAGCGTCGGCACTGGCGCCAAAGCAGCTGCCGATGGTGCAGAAGCTGCCGGTGCTGGCTTGGGCGCAATGGCTGAGGGGGCAAACACTGCCGCTGATGCCAGTAAGAACGCCAAGGAGGCTGCTGATGCATTGAGGGCCGCAGGTGCCGGTGTAAGTTCAGGTTTTGGAGCCATACTAGTCGGGGCTGCGGCGGCCGCAGCTGCGCTCGCGGCTTTGATCTACGGATACTCCCAGGGCAGCAAAGAGTCAGATGAATACAACAAATCGCTGATTCTTACCGGAAATTACGCCGGGACATCTGCGTACCAGCTCGCAGATTTGGCCAAACAGGTTAGTGCCACCAATGGGACAATTGGTGAGGCCGCCGCTTCGCTGTCCAAAATGGCTGCGAGTGGTGCCATTGCCTCAACAAGCTTCAAGGTCATCGCAGATGCAGCTGCATCTATGGAGGATGCCACCGGTAAATCTGTTGATTCGACAATCGCTGAGTTTGTAAAGATCGCCAAGGATCCCGTGGCGGCGGCGAAGACGCTCAATGAGCAATATCATTTCCTTACAGCGTCGGTCTATTCGCAAATTACCGCACTGAAGGAGCAAGGCGACACCATCGGTGCTGCCAAGCTTCTGACTGATACCTATGCCAAAACCATCGAGGATCGTGCAGGCCAGATATCTCTTAATTTGGGGATAATTGAGAAGGGCTGGAAGGGCATCAAGGATGCTGCCAAAGGGGCGCTTGATGCAACGCTTGGGATAGGACGCCAGGAAACGCTGGGCGACCAAATCAGCGCTCTGGAAACAAAGCTCGCAAATCCAGGATCGTATGCAAGCATCCCAGTAATAGGCGCTGATAATCCCGACATGATGGAGGTCGGTAGCACGAAGTCGCAGGACGAAGAGCGGCTTCGAGTTCTTAAGCTTTATAACCAGGAGCAGGTTTTAACCACCAAGCTCGCTGGCGAGCGACAAAGGGCGCAAGAAGCATCGATCCTTTCCCAGGACAAACTCAATGCGAGCCTTAAGGCTACCGATAGCAATCAGAAGAAGCTGAAGGATCGGCTCAAAGAGATTGACGACCTTGCCAAAAAATCCTCAGAAGCCCAAGGAGGCCGCGTTTACACAAACGCAGAACTTGAGCAGCTGAGAGATGCTGCGAGGAAGCAATTTAAGGATCCCGCAGCCTCTTCAAAAGCGGTCGACCTGACTGCATTCAATGATGCGCAGAATCAGCTGAAGTCGATCACCGGTTATTACGACGGCATCCAGAAGGAGCTGGACGCATCGCAAAAGGCAGGGCTGATCAGTGCTGAGTCCTACGCTAGCCAGCGCTCGGCGATAATCGAGCAGCAGAAGGGCGATGTTACGTCGGCCTATGAGGCTGAGATAGCGGCTCTGGAGGCGGCAAAGGGCAAGGCGTCCACCAGCGCCGAGCAGCGCATCCAGCTTGACCAGAAGATCGCCGATGCTCGCACCTCGATGGTGGAATCACAGAAGAAGGCCGATACCGAGCAGGAAGTTCTCGCTACGGCAGAGACGGGGAGGCTTGAGAAGCAGAGGCTAGCTGTTTCCGCCTATACCAGCGCGCTGGAGCAACAGGTAAAAACTCTACGCCAGCAAGGGCAGCGCTCTGCGGCCACTCTTGGCATGGGTGATCGCCAGCGCGGATTGGTGGACCAGCAGAACTCCGTAGATGACCGGGCCAACCAGCAGAAGGTCGAGCTGGCCAACCAATACGGTGATGGCTCTCGGGGGATGAGCCTCGACGAGTACAACCTGAAGCTGGCTGCGCTCAACAAGAACCAACAGGATCTGCGCGACACGGTTCAGGCCAACTATGACGACATGACCGTTGCCCAGGGCAGCTGGAGTGCTGGCGCATCATCGGCCTTTCAGAACTATCTGGAATCCGCCAGGGACGTCGCCGGGCAGACCAAAAGCTTGTTCACGAACGCCTTCAGCAGCATGGAAGATTCGGTCGTAAACTTCGCTTTGACGGGTAAGTTCTCGTTCAGAGACTTCACAAAATCAATTTTGTCCGACATGGCCAAGATCGCGTCCCGCCAAGCCAGCTCTGCATTGCTCGGCACCTTGGTGGGCGCCGCTACGAACTACTTCACCGGCGGCACTGGTAATGGGCTTGATACTGGTTCAGCGGGCGCTGCCTCGTCGAACCTTGGAGCCTCACAAGCAGGCTACTCCAGCACATACATCAGCGGTGCAAGGGCCGCAGGCGGTCCGGTTGGTCCTAACTCCCTGTACCAGGTTAATGAACTTGGCCCCGAACTCTATAACGAGGGCGGTAAGTCATATCTCATGACCGGTGCAAACGGCGGCAGCGTCACGCCACTTACTGCTGGTGGCGGGCCTGGATTGGCTGCCATGAATGGCGGGGGAACAGGCGGCACTCAAATCAACGTTGGGGTTCACATCGCCGGCGACGGTAACGCTACATCCTCATCTGATACGCCTGGCTATGACGTATTTGGCAAAGAGCTGGCTGCTTTTGTTGAGCAGAAGTATCAGCAACTACGCAGCAGGGACATGGGTCAAGGCGGCGTCATCTACAAAGCACTCAGGGGGCGGTGATGGCAATCGAAAGATTCACCTGGGCAACGGAGAAGGGTGCGGAGGGCGATATCACCCAGCGCGTTCGATCCAAGCAGTTTGGTGACGGCTATGAGCAGTCGGTCGAGGACGGTCTAAATAATCAGTCGGAAACCTGGTCCGTAACCTTTACCGGTATGGCGTCAAGAATTGTGGAGATCAGAGGCTTCCTCGACCGGCACAAGGGCGCAAAGGGATTTCTCTGGACTCCGCCACTGGGTGTGCTTGGTCTCTACAAATGTAACGGTTACAAGCCTGTTCACCGGGGCGGTCAGGTTTACGCCATCACCGCGACTTTTCAGCAAAACTTTCATCCTTGAGATAATCATCCATGGCATTGATCACGGATATCCAGAAACTGGAGCCCAGCGGAGAAATTCGCCTCTTTGAAATCGATGGGAGTGAGTACGGCGCGGATTACCTGCGCTTTCACGGTCATGCTATTCCGCACACGCCGGAAGAGCTGCTGGCCTACGAAAACTCCGATGAGGACCTGCCGGCCAAATCAATATGGTGGCAGGGTGAAGAATACGCCGCTTGGCCGGTTCAGATCGACGGAATTTCTTCCAGCAGCGACGGTACGGCGGCGCGGCCAACGTTCGCTGCGGGAAACATCAATGGTCGCGTCACGGCGCTGTGTCTAGCCTTTGAGGATATGCTGAAATTCAAGCTTACTGTCCGAGAAACGCTTGCGCAGTACTTGGACGCCGCCAATTTCCCCGATGGCAATCCAGCTGCTGATCCAACTCAGGAGGCACTGGAAATCTGGTATATCGACCAGAAGACCGGTGAAGATGGCGAAGTGGTGACTTGGGAGCTTTCGTCTCCTGGAGAGATCGATAGTCATGGGCTTCCCGGGCGGCAGATGACGACATTCTGCCACTGGGCAATGACGAACGGGTATCGCGGTCCCGACTGTGGATACACCGGCCAAGCCATGTTCGACGACGAAGATAACCCGACGGATGATCCTTCGAAGGACGAGTGCAAGGGGTGTCTGTCTTCCTGCAAGTTACGCTTCGGCGAGAATGAAGAACTTTCATTCGGCGGCTTCCCCGCCGTATCCCTGATCGCGCGGAGCTGACCATGCTGAAATACATTCTGGCGGCCGTGCAGGTGCATGCGGCCGCTGAGTACCCGCGCGAGTGCTGCGGGCTGCTTCTGAGCGTGGGGCGAAAGCAACAGTACTTTCCCTGCTCCAATACGGCGACCGATCCAAGCGAAGAGTTTCGCATCAGCCCAGAGGATTACGCTGCGGCGGAAGACTTGGGCACTGTCATCGGAGTTGTCCACTCGCACCCCGACGCGACCAGCAGACCGTCACCGCGTGATCTGGCGATGTGCGAGGCGACTGAACTGCCTTGGCACATCATCAGTTGGCCCGAGGGCGATTTGCGCACCATAGTGCCCACCGGCAATACGCCGCTTCTGAAACGTCCGTTCGTGCATGGCGCTTGGGACTGCTGGCAGGTCTGCGCCGATTGGTACAAGCGCGAGTTCGACCTGGAGTTCGAAGCATTCAAGCGCACGGATGGCTGGTGGGAGAGCGCCGACGCCGAAAGCCTCTACGAATCCAATTACGAGGCGGCTGGCTTTGTCAGAGTGGATCAGCCTCAGCGCGGCGACATGATCGTGATGGAAGTCGGCCGGACCAAACACCCGAATCACGCTGGCATCTATCTCGGCGCGGACGCCTCTCTGTCGGGAGAGGACGCTGGCGTATTCGGCCCCGGGCCTTTCCTGATGCACCACCTGTACGGCAGACCGTCGGAGATCATTGTTTTCGGTGGGCCTTGGCTGGACAGGACTCGTTTGATCCTCAGGCATAAAGATGCACATCCGGGCAAGTTATGAAGCATAGGAACTGGCAGCATTTCGCTGGAAGAAGCCACGTCTTGTCCATGAGGTTGATTACTGGCGCGACCAGCTTCAAATGACGCTCGGCCTAGACGCTGCGTAGATGCACCTCAAAAAAATCAACCCTGCTTCGGCGGGGTTTTGGCGCCAGTGGTTGTTGCCTACTCAGATAGTGGTAGCATTCAATAACTGGTCATGGACGTCCGTGACAACTTAGCAAGGAGGACTAATGTTCGTCGTCAGGTTTTTAATTCTGGGTTTTTTAGCGTTCTACAGCTACTCGATGGGTACCGAGCGTGGCGGACTCAATACTTTTGGGATGCTTGTTGTTTTCAGCGGCTTAGTATTTATACCTGCTTTCTACATGCTTCCGACGATAGAGGCCTGCCTCCGTAAAAGCACTAATTTGCCAGCAATCGCTGCACTCAATTTCTTTCTTGGGTGGAGCCTGATCGGATGGGTTGCTGCTTTAGTCTGGTCATTTAGAAAGCAGACACCGATTGAACGTGCAAAAGCCTTCGGGTACCCCGTATCCGAGCCAGCCCATACTCCTCATTATGCTGATGACAACAAGCCGAAGAAAGATTGCCGGTTCTGCGGCGAGGAAATTCTCGCGATCGCAATCAGGTGTAAGCATTGTGGTAGCGACCTTAAAGAATCTGCTGGAGGTGTCGAATGAAGGTAGTATTTCTAGGGCTGGCTGTCGCGCTGCTGGCCGGATGCATGGCTCCGACGATGAACGAAGCTCGTCAGGACGGACCTTACAAGGTTCTTGGCTCGAAAAAGGCCGATGCAGTCCTGGCTAAATGCGTTCAGTACGAATGGCAAAATCAGCCCATCTTCGGCGGTACGCCCGGGGCAACTCTCCAGCCAGGTCGAGACACCGGCTACACTGTCTTCACTGAAGGCTCGCAGTATTTCATTGATATCCAGCCAAAGGGTTCAGGATCGGAAGCAAAATATTACGTGGTGGTTGGTAATTGGATCGCCAAAAAACGACTTTCTGCGCTGCAAAGCTGCTTATAGCGCCGCATTAATTAATTCAGGGCTCGCTTCAGCGGGCCTTTTTTATTACCTGGGGAAAGCACATGGCCTCATTGGCGATCAACTATCAACCGCTGACCACGATTCTGCTCTATGGGCAGCTACGGCAATTCGGGCGCTCTTTCAGACTTTCTGTTAAGACCCCCGGCGAGGCCATCAAGGCACTTTGTGTGCAGATACCGGGTTTTGAGAGATTCCTGTCTAACGCGAAGTCACGTGGCATTGAGTTTGCTGTCTTCCGAGGATCGAAGAACCTTGTGGAGAAAGAACTCGGCTTTTCCGGTGAAGGGGATATTCGTATCGCTCCAATTATCACCGGCAGCAAGCGCGGTGGTACGTTGCAAACCATTATCGGCGCTGTTCTGATCGTTGTCGGCCTTGTCATCACGGGCGGCACTTTCGGCGCAGGCGCACCATTCGGTTCGGCCCTGATCATGATGGGAGCTTCGATGGTCGCCGGCGGCGTAATTCAGATGCTCAGCCCGCAAGCTGGAGGCCTAAAGACCAGCGCTGCGCCGGAGAACACTCCAGGGTATGCGTTTGGCAGCGCCAAAAACACAACCGCATCCGGCAACCCTGTTCCGCTTTGTATTGGCGAGCGGCGCTGGGGCGGGGCAATTATCAGTGCTGCCATCTACGCCGAAGATCAGATGTAGCTAGAAATCGAAACGCCACAACCGCCCTTGAGGCGGTTTTTTATTGCCTGGAGAAAAGCATGGGCGCAGCAGAAAAGATCGAAATTTACGGCGCGAAAGGCGGCGAAGATAAGCCAAAAACGCCAACTGAAGCACCGGATAGTCTGCGCTCGATTTCTATCGCGAAGATGCTGATCGCAATTGGAGAGGGTGAATTCGAGGGCGCACCGACCGCTCGTGATATCTATCTCGATAACACTCCACTGCAAGACCCTCAGGGAAACATGAATTTCCCGAACGTGAAATGGGAGTGGCGCAGCGGTGCGTTAGACCAGAGCCACATCCAGGGCATTCCATCGGTTGAGAACGAAACAGCTATCGGGACTGAGTTACGTAGCGGCACGCCATTTGTCCGGTCAATCACGAATACTCAGCTTTCGGCAATACGTGTTCGTTTTGCGTGGCCAGCCATCCAGTCCGTGGATGCCAGTGGCAACATCAACGGGTATCGAATCGAATACAAGGTTGAGCTCGCAATCGACGGCGGGGCGTATCAGCAAGTTCTGAGCGAAGCTGTTGATGGCAAGAAAGCAAGTACCTACGAGCGTACCAGGCGTATAGACCTGCCCAAGGCGACCTCCGGCTGGCTGATGCGTATCACCCGATTAACCGCGAACCAGAACAATAATAAAATATCGGACACCATGCAGATTGCGGGCTTCACCGAGGTTATCGACGCGAAGATCCGCTACCCCAACACCGCGCTGCTCTACATAGAATTTTCTGCTGAGCAGTTTCGCAGCATTCCTGCCGTCACCGTGGGTTGCAAGTCGCGAAAGTGGCCTGTTCCAAGCAACTATAATCCAGAGACTCGTACCTATGCTGGAATCTGGGACGGCACCTTCAAGGAGGCGTATACCAACAATCCTTCCTGGGTGACGCGCGGCATCACTATCAATGATCGATTTGGCCTTGGCCGTCGCATCAAGTCGTGGATGGTCGATAAGTGGGAGCTGTATCGGATTTCCCAGTACTGCGATCAGCTGGTGCCCAACGGGAAAGGCGGTATGGAGCCGCGGTTCATTTGCGACTTGAGCCTGCAGAGCAAGGCTGATGCATGGTCGCTACTGCGTGACATCTCGGCAATCTATCGGGGCATGACGTACTGGGCTCAAGGCCAAGTCTTCACGCTTTCGGATATGCCTCGCGCTACCGACTTCGACTTTGCCTACACCCGGGCGAACGTGATCGACGGGAAGTTCACCTATTCCAGCGCCTCGGAGCGTACTCGCTACACCCGGGCGCTGATCAGCTACGACAATCCGCTGAACAACTACGACACTGATGTAACGGCCGTCACAGACCCGAAGCTTCAGCGGCGTTATGGCGATAACGCGCTTGAGGTCAGCGCGATTGGCTGCACTCGTGAGTCGGAAGCGCAGCGCCGTGGTAAATGGGCGCTGCTGACAAACTCAAAAGATCGCGCAGTTGTGTTCAGGGTGGGGCTTGACGGTCGGATTCCACTACCTGGCTATGTAGTCCCGATCGCTGATGAGCTGCTCGCTGGGCGCGCTGTTGGCGGACGTATCTCAGCAGTAAGCGGTCGAGTCATCACCCTTGATCGCGACACTCAAGCCAAAACAGGCGACCGACTGATCCTGAACTTGCCTAACGGTAAGTGTGAAGGTCGCACTGTGCAACTCGTGAGCGGTCGCAAAGTCACTGTCACCACAGCCTATTCGGCTCTGCCTGAGCCTGAACTGGTATGGGCGCTGGATGCTGATGACTTGGCAATCCCGCTGTACCGAGTAGTCAGCGTGGCCCGTCCAGAAGCAGGCGTTTTTGAAATATCGGCCGTTCAATACGATCCGAGCAAATTCGCGCACATCGACACTGGCGCCCGACTGGAAGAGCGTCCGATTAGCGTAATCCCGATCACAGTTGTCCCATCGCCTGCCAGCGTTTCGCTGACATCCACTACGGCGATCGCTCAGGGATTGGCCGTCACAACGATGACCATCAGTTGGCCCGCGGTTACAGGCGCAGTGTCTTATGACGTCGAGTGGCGCAGGGATAACGGCAACTGGATCAGGGTCCAGCGCACAGGCTCCACAAGCGTCGATATCACCGGTATCTATGCCGGTGCCTATCTCGCTCGTGTGCGTGCCGTTAGCGCATACGACATCTCTTCGAGCTGGCGGAATTCGATCCTGACCCAGCTCAAAGGCAAGGAGGGGCTGCCGCCGGCTGTCACATCACTGACCGCCACACCGTTGATCTACGGGATTGGCCTTAAATGGACTTTCCCGCCAGGCGCAGAAGATGCTCAACGTACTGAAATATGGAACAGCAAGATCAATGATCGCACTACTGCGACGAAGCTTGCAGACTTTGCCTATCCGCAATCCAGCCATGAAATGCAGAACATCACGCCTGGGACGAACCTGTTCTTTTGGGCGCGCATTGTCGACAGGTCTGGAAACGTAGGGCCGTGGTTCCCAGCAGATAAAGGTGTACTCGGGCAGGTCAGTGTCAACCAGCTCGCTTACGAGCAGTATTTCCTCGGCAAGATCAAGGCGTCAGCGCTGGGCGAAGAGCTGTTCACCGAAATCGGGAAGATTTCAGGGAATGGGGACGACTCGGTAAATAAGCGGATCGCGCAGCTGAAAAGCGAAATCGGTGCAATTACCGATGCGCTCGTCTACGTGCCCACCGATACCTACGTGCGGGACAACACCGTGCGCGTGGGTGACAACCTCTGGACGGCCATCGCGGCAGTGCCTGCGGCTGCGAACGGCGCCAACGGCCCGCCGAACCCTACGTACTGGGTCAACACCGGTCAGTCGATCCGCTCGGCCAACGCCCAGGCGGATCAGGTTTCCAAAAACACAGCCAACATCGCAACGGTCGACGGCAAGACCAGCGCGACCGCCAGCCAGCTGCAGGCGGTTCAGGCCCAGTACCGAGCAGACAGCGGGGAGGGCGATCTGCTGGATGCGCTCAAGGGCTGGGACAGCACAGCCAGCTACGCACAGGAAGTGAAAGTCAGGACTGAGCAGGATTTCGCCCAGGCCCAGCGCACCACGTTGCTGGATGCACGTGTCGGTGGCAACGAGTCGAAAATCAGCATCGTCGAAACGACAATTGCTACGGACAGGCAGGCTACCGCCCAGCAGCTGACAACATTGAGTGCGGCGGTCGATTCGAATCAGGCCGCCACCCGGAGCGAAGCAACCGCCAGAGCAGATGCAGACAGCGCGCTTGCCGCCAAAATCGAGCAGGTACAAGCCACCGCCAGCGGTGCAACTTCTGCCGTAAGGGACGAAGCAGCAGCGAGAGCGTATGCGGACGGTGCCCTGACCCGACAGATAAGTACCGCGCAATCGACGGCAAATGGGGCGTCGGCCAATGCTGAAACGGCTACAAAAACCGTTTCGGCGCTCGGCGGCAAGGTCTCCTCACTTACAACCATAAAAACGTCCACCACGGTTGGCGGGCGCACGGTGATGGCCGGGTTGGCGGTGGGCGTCGAGGGTCAGGAGCAGGAGTCGCAGATACTTGCGTTTGCGCAACGCTTCGCAATTCTGGACGAGGCCAGCGGAACGATGATTGCGCCGTTTGTGGTGCAAGGCGGGCAGGTGTTCATCAACACCGCAATCATCAACACGGCCTTTATCAGAGAAATCATTGCGGGAATGTCGATCACGTCTCAGGCCAAGAACTCACGCGGTGAGCCTTTGTTAGAACTCAACTTCGTAACGGGTGCGGTGAATATTCGCAGCCAGGACGCGGAAGGCTCGGTGCTTCTAAACAACCGTGGTCTTTATGTTTATGACGCCAACTTGGTAGAGCGCACGGCTGTAGGTCGATTGACGGCGTCTTAATCTCGTACTGATAAAGTATTTCGGAGAAACGATGGATATTTATGGAGTGCGAGTGCGAGACGCCAGTAACGTCCAGACGTTAGGGATGGAAGATTTCACTATCAGAAAGCTGGCTTCGATGGTGATACCAGCTTCTCGCACGAGCGGTGAGGGCATTCGTAGTGATTATATCCTGATGGATGTACCGAACTATGATCCTGCGAAGTGTTTCGTGCTGATTACCCCAAGGCAGTATGCCTCCTATGGACAGCCTGGCAATCCTGATGCGTGGGGGTATGTTCCCACTTATAAGGATTTGGGAGGAACGAGCATCGGAATATTCACTTACGTCAATAGAAGACGCCCTACCGGTGTAGGTGGGCGATTCAGGGATGAATGGATAGAGCATGCTGTTGAGTCTGTAGTAGAAGTTGTGAGGGTAGGGTGATGGTGGACTATGGTTTCTCCGCAGTTAATGGGGCGAGCTCGGTAATTATAGGTAGCAAGTACAAGGTGCTGGTATTTTCCGAGCGAGGCCAGTTCGCTATCACTTCCCGGTATACCGATAAGGAAGGGTTTGGATCTGTCGTGTTCGCCCGGCCAATTCTGACCCAAGAGCCGCCGCAGATTTTCGTCAGGCATATAACCGGTAGTCATCCTGACTTGGGGATTTATACCACCATGTCGGGAGGACCCGGTAACTGGACTGGATTTTTGGTGACCTCGGCAGTTAGGTTTGGCGGGGCGGTGCAGAATTACTCGATGGAATATGTCTCTTGCAAGTTCGCTGATCAGCCAAGCCCCGAGGTCTACGGTATGAATATTCGGGACGATGCTTGGCGCATAGTATTTTCGTCGGCTGACAAGATTGTGAGATACAGTAAGTTCGCCAAAAACTGGACACTACAAAAAGGCGATATGGTTGATATTTATAATAGCAACCTAACCATTGATGCTGACGACTTTGTTTGCATTTCCAGCATAGATCGGGGTGTCATGTGGTTTGCAGACGGCGTCCAGTTTGCGGGCCTTACCTTGCTGAGTAACAGTGTGCCAGTTTTACAAATAAACGCTCAAATCGCGGGCGGTGGATATTGGTATTACCAAGGGATGAACGAAACCTGCTTCGCTATACCGGTCTGTAAGTTTCCTGTCTCTAGATATTATAAGTAAGCACTTTTTGGAGTTGCCCTCATGCCTTGGTATAAAACCGGGACGGTTTCCGTCACCCAAAATTCGAACGCCGTTATCGGTAGTGGTACGGCCTTCATTGCAAATAGCCGCGTTGGTGACGGCTTTCGTGGCCCAGATGGCGGCTGGTACGAGGTGACGAACATCGCCAGTGATACCGCCATGTCGATATCGCCAAACTACCAGGGCGCCAGCAATGGTGCTGGTGGGTACGCGCTCGCTCCTCTGCAAGGCTACGTCAAAGATTCAGCCGATGCGCTCCGGGCGCTGGTGAACCAGTTCGGTTTTAAGCTTGCTGCGCTGCGCAGCACCGGCAATTACGACATTCTGCCGGTGGACAAGGGCGGGACTGGCGCAGCGTCGGGGGCTGATGCCCGAACGAACCTAGGTCTCGGCACTGTTGCAACCGAAAACACTGTTCCGGTTAACAAAGGGGGTACAGGCCGCACTGACGGACGAGTGCTGCTGTCCGAGATCGGAGTTCAGCAGGCAGCAGCCCTCTTCGGAGTGCAAGGCATGTATATGGGCTGGAATACCGGCTCTAAGGGTGAGGGTCACTTCGTTGTAAACAAGGGCGGTGGTGCGGGTGGATTTACGTGGCGCTCCGTCAATGCGGCCAACAGCGCTACCGGCCCCGAAATGACCTATAGCTACGACGGCCTGTTGAGTGTGTCCTCACTTGCTGTGACTGCCGCACCAATCGGGATTTCATCTGGCGGCACGGGAGGCAACACTGCTGCAACCGCTCGCAACGCTCTCGGCATTGGCGCCGCTCAAGCGCCTACTTTCGGCGGAATTGAACTCAGCAACACCAGTCCTTATATCGACTTTCATTTCAACAACACTACTGCCGACTATGACGTCAGGATCATCAACCAAAATTCTGGAATTCTTACTGTTGCTGGCGCTCTTGAAGTGACCGGACGGGTTGCTTCAGCAGGTACTTGGTGTAGAGCAGGCCTTAGCGCCGGGCGTGGCGGCACCGTCTATAACTACAACTGGACCGGCTCAAACGTAGACGTATGGATCGACAACACCTATGTCGGGACCATGACGCTGTTCGGGTCTGACTACCGGTTCAAGAAGTACATCGCCAACGCGAAAGTGTCGTCGTACCTTGATCGCATCGACGCTTACAGGATCGTCACCTACCAACGCAAGATTTTCGGCGCCGTGTTTAGCGGCGATGGCACGACCTATCAAGGCCTCATTGCCCACGAGGCCCAAGAGGTAAACCCGCTGGCCGTTACGGGCGTGAAGGATGGCACTGACGAAAACGGCAACGCACGCATCCAGCAGCTCGACCCGATGGCCTTGATTACCGATCTGATGGGTGCTGTCAAAGAGCTGCGCGCCGAGGTGCTTGCACTCAAGGCCGCTGCCCAGCCGGCCCCAGAACCTGCCGCCGCGTAATACCTGCACAGCAACACCCGCACCCCGCCATTGAGCGGGTATTTTTTTGCCTGGAGAAACCCGAATGCCGATCACTGCACAGCAACTACTGCAGACCCTCCCGAGCGCCGGCCAGAAAGCCGGCGTTTTTGCACCCGTCCTGAACACAGCGATGAGCAAGTACCAGATCGTGACCCCGCTGCGTATCGCTGCATTCATTGCCCAAGTAGGACATGAGTCTGGCCAGCTGCGCTACGTCCGCGAGATTTGGGGCCCAACGAAGCAGCAGCTGGGTTACGAGGGCCGAAAGGACCTTGGCAACACCGTTGCGGGTGATGGCTCGAAATTTCGGGGCCGTGGCCTGATCCAGGTGACGGGCAGGGCCAATTACGAGGAATGCGGCGAAGCACTGGGCCTCGACCTGATCAACCATCCCGAATTGCTCGAACTGCCGCAGCACGCCGCAATGTCAGCAGCGTGGTTCTGGGGAAAGACCGGGCTTAACACGCTGGCCGACAAGGGCGAGTTCGTGACCATCACGAAGCGGATCAACGGCGGCACGAATGGTCTGGCTGATCGGCAGGCGCTGTATGCCCGCGCGCTTGAGGTGCTGGCGTGAGTGGTCTTTACGCGCGGGTCGGCGGCGTGCTGCTGCTCCTGCTGGCGCTGTCCGGCGCGTTGTACGCGGCGTACCTGCACGGCGTGAGCGTCACCGATCTGGCCTGGAAGGCGAAGTGGGCCGAGGAAGTGAGCACCCAATCCGAAGCGGTGGCCACCACGACCACCGAGTACCGAACCGAAGAGCAACGCCGCCAGAAAGCGGCCAACCAGGTGGCAAACGATGCAAGACAAAACCAGACCGCTGCACTTACTGATGCTGCTGTCGCTGACGCTGCTGGCGACCGGCTGCGCGTCGAAGCAGGAAAGCTGGCAGCCACGGCAAGTTGTGTGCCCGGCGATACCGGAGCTGCCGAACGAGGCAAGGCAGCCACCCGCGCCGCGATGGTGCTCTCCGACCTGCTCGGCCGGGCTGACGCGCGAGCGGGAGAGCTGGCAAAGGCTTATGACGAATCCCGAATAGCCGGGCTGGCTTGTAGCCGCCTTGTTGATGCGCTCCCCAAGCCCCTGATTACCTCCGAGTAACGGAACAATAAAATGGCAAATACCCAGCTGATTCAGAAATACATGGGCCAGACGATGCTTATCGTCAAGGCGAACGGAGGCAGCGTGACCGTCGAAAAGCAGGCCGACGGTAGCTGGGTTGTGACCGACACCTTCACCAAAGACGGCGGCTACCTGCTGCAGCTCGGCAATTCTTCGACGCGTGTTACACCAAATGGTGGCGCTGTCTTCGAGGTGACTCGATGA